CTAATCACATCAATTTTATCTTTGGCTGCAACATTCTTACTTTTATAGACTGGAGTTAATCCAGTCATTTTTTTTTTTTTACAAAATTCTGAAAATATATATGTACGGAATTTCCAAATTATGTTAATATAATAATTAGAGAGATATAAAACTCAAACTACTGGAGGTAATTAAAAATGAGTAAACAAGAAAAAATTCAAGTTATTGCTGAAACAACTAAAAACATGGTTGAACAAATGGTAAGAGATGGAGAAAGTTCCGAAGCAATCGCTAAATTCAATCAGTCTCAATTAGAAATGATAGCTAAAATTTCAAAGGAGGTTGGTTGATATTGAATAGAAGAATTATGTTGCTATCTATGTTAGAAGGGGCATTAAAAATAGCTTCTATCATTGATGGAGAAGACCAAGATAAATATTCAGAAGATGTTGATGAAATTCTAGAAAATCTTAAATCTGATATTGTTGAAATCAACATTGAGTTAGGTCTTGGAGAATTTGATGGAATTGATGAAGTTTATTCTAAATTTTAATTTAATCGGAGGAAATGAAAATGAAACAGTATGTTCAAATTTTTGAGGAAATTAAAAACAATTCAAGTCGCATTGCAAAAGAAAACTTGCTCAAACAATATCAAGATATTGAAGGTTTCCAAGATATTCTTCGTTTTGTGTACGATCCAATGATTACAACTGGATTAGCAAAACGTAAAATTGAAAAAGATGTTACTGTTGATGCTGCAATCTCAATTACTAATATTTTCGATATGATGAAATTCGTTAAAGATAATAATACTGGAAATGACAAAGTTATTGCTACTGTTCAAGAATTCTTAAATACTCTTGAAACAGAAGAAGAGAAGGAATTAGCTAAGGCGATCTTAGTTAAAGACCTCCCGATCGGAATTTCGTCTGTTACTTTAAATAAGGTTTATGGAAGTGACTTCATTGGAAAGTATTCTGTTATGTTAGCTGGGAAATATGAAGCTGTTGAAAAGAAAATTACTGGTGAATTCGCAGTGACTTTAAAATTAGATGGATTAAGAGCAACATTCTTCAATCACGAGTCTGGTCTTAAAGTTTATACTCGTGCAGGAAAAGAAATCGAAGGATTGGTAGAATTAGAGAAAGCGTTTGAAAAATTGCCTAAAGGTATCGTTTATGATGGAGAACTTCTAGCAGAAAATCCTAACAAACTAAACTCAGCCGATTTATTCCGAGTTACTCAAAGTATCGTTCGTAAGAAAGGAGCAAAATGTGGAGTTAACTTTATCTTATTCGATATGTTGCCAATCTCTGAGTTCCAAAAAGGAAAATCGAGAAAGCAATACTCTGAGCGCAAGAAAGATATGGATAGATTGTTTGTTGAGCATATCGAGACATGGATGAGAATAGAAAAAGTTCCGACTTATTATGTTGGAGCAGAAAAAAGTGTTATTCCAATTATACTTAAAGAAGTGACTGAAAAAGGTTACGAAGGGCTAATGGTCAATACTATGACTGGTTATTATGAAACAAAACGTACTAAGTCATTGTTGAAAGTGAAAAAATTCCATACTGTTGACCTAAGAGTTGTTGATGTTCAAGAATTCAGTCGTGGTGGAAAATTAGGTTCAGTAATTGTAGATTATAAAGGCCACAGAGTTCAAGTTGGTTCAGGCTTCAGTGATGAAGAAAGAGAATATTATTGGAAGAATAAAAATGAATTGATTGGAAAAATAATCGAGGTTCAATATTTTGAAGAAAGTAAAAATGAATTAGGTGGAATAAGTTTAAGATTTCCAGTATTTGTACGTCTTCGTGATGATAAAGACGAAGTATCATACGCATAAGGAGTGGCAAAAACCACTTCTTTTTTATTTTTAATTTACATTTTCATTTTCCTAGATATAAAAAATATAACTTTTTTTATTTAGGAGGATGATGTATGAAAATAATAATAAACTCAATAATGATAATTTTATTGATATTTTCGTTCTTGCCTAATGCTGAAAAAGATGAGTACCCCAGGAAAGCTAGAGAACATTCTATAATTAAAAATAATCCAATTTCAAAGAAAGATAATATTGAATTTTTTTTAGAGTTTGAAGAAGAACCGCTAATAGTAGAGATTGAAGAAGAAATTCAATTAAATAAAATCGAAGTTAGCAAAAGTGAAAAAGATTTATTGGCTAGAATTGTTTATGCTGAAGCTCGTGGTGAGCCGTATAATGGAAAAGTTGCTGTTGCTGAAGTCGTATTAAACAGAGTTGAACATGAAGATTTCCCTGATACGATATACGATGTAATTTATCAGCAAGGACAATTCCAGCCAGTAAGTAATGGAGCAATAAATAATACTCCAGATGAAGAAAGTATAAAAGCAGTGAAAGAAGCCTTAAATAAAACTAATTTAACTAATGGAAGTCTATTTTTCTATAATTCTAAAACTGCAACAGATCGATGGTTAGATAGTAGACCTACAACTGTTGTTATAGGAAATCATACCTTCAAACGATAAGAGAGCTGAATGGCTCTCATTTTTTTACCGTTCTGCTGTTACCTATATATACGTAACCCTTATCATCTATTAGTTCATAGCGTATCTTTCTTGCATAATGTCTTGCACTAATTATTTTACCGTTAATAATAACACCTGATCGATCAGTATAAGTTACTGGCGTTCCTATTCCTATCAGCTTAATTTTAGTCATATCGTAATCCATCCTTAGTGTATGATATGAATTCCACCATCTTCCCAGATTTCTATTGGCTGTGCTGCCATTGCAAAGCCCATCCCAGATGTATAACCATTTTCTTGCATTTCCTTTATTCCTTTTTCCCATTCTTTTTTATTTACTATTAGCTTGTAAAAATAAATCTTTTTCCCATCAATATAATCTGAGTCCATCATTTGAAAATTATCTCCATACTTTTCTTTAAAGTAAGCTCTCGCTTCATCATGACTTTTGAATTCTGGAAGTTCATATTCCTCTTTTCGACTAATCCATTTTTCCATTCCCATTTTTATCACCTCATACCGAGTTTCTTCTATTATATATGCTATAAATAAAAATCGTCCATAGCTTTATCAAGAACATCCTGATTTATTCCAATATATCTCAAAGTTATAGAAGGTGCAGCATGATTAAAAATATCCTGAAGTAATGCTACATCCTTTTTTCTTTGATAAAAATGATAACCAAATGTTTTTCTCAATGTATGTGTTGCTATTGATTCTAAACCAACGTGTTCTGCTGCCTCTTTGATGATAGAAAAAGCTCTTTGTCTTTGAAGTGGTTTATTAACACCCTTTCTTGATTGAAATAAATATTCATCATCATCTTTTCCTTCTATATAATCTTCAAGTATTTCAACAACTGGTAAAGGAAGTTTTTGATTTTTGTTTTTCTTGGTTTTAGTCTCCTTTAACTTAAGATGATATTTTCCTCTAACATCTTTAACTTTCAATTTCAAAAGATCAGAAATTCGAAGTCCACAGTTTATTCCTAAATTAAACAAAACATAATCTCGATAACTTTTCTTTTTAAGAAAATTCTTAATTTCCTCGATCTTCTCCAAATCTCTTATTGGCTCAACTATATTCATACATTATGTCTCCTTTAACAAGATAATCATATTCAATATGACTCTTTCATTATATTACTTCCATTCTATCATAACTTCAAAATAGAGTTCAAGCTTAGATCTATAAGGCTTACAAGATTGATAGGCGAATAAGACATAATATGTATTTTGTCTCATTCAAAATAATTTCAAAATTCTTCCAATTATCTTTTTACGTTTTAAAGTCGAGCAGATATAAATATAACAAATAAGAATATTCCGAAAATTCATATAGATTTGACTTTAAACATATAAGGGGAGAAATAAAAATGGCTTTCTCAATTCAACAAAATTTCGTTGGAGTATTAGATGGAACAAATGTAAATAAGCTAAATAGAAAAATTGATTACAAGAAAACTAAACTAGAAGATAGAAAGAAAGTAATCAATGATATTTTAGATAATACGAAGTTCTATGAAGAATACTTTTCAAATTACTTTAATCCAAATATTAATTCAGGTGACCACCTCTCTAATAATATAAACGTTTGTCGTTCACTTGAAAGAATGGCTAACTACCTTCTTAATTCAGATGAGATTAAAGAGGAAGAAGATAAGGAAAAGGTTCAATATGTTTTCCACACTGATCCAAAATATTTCCAAAAGAAAATGGACAGAGAATTGTCTATTGAATCAATGACAAAAATGAAAGGCGGAAATCATTCTGAGACGGTAATCCATTTTTTAAAGAGAGATGAGAAAAACTTTAAAAAAAGTAAATCTCAAAAAATCACAGCCGAAGATCTGAACCGTGAAGATGAGCTAGGTCAAATTTTAAGAGACTATAAAGTTCTAGAAGATTTTACAACGTCTGAATTAAAAAAGAAGAAATCAAAATACAACAGATACTTACTTACTAAGATTAAGGGCCAATTATCCGGAGATATGATTTACACTAAAGATTTTTTTCTTGGTGTATTCGGTTATGATTTGAAAGCGTTCTCAGAAAGTACAAAATATAATTTCGATGTTTTTGATTTTACTAATGAGCTCCATTTAAAAGGATGCGTTATTGAAACAGAATCAGGACAGAGAATTGTTGCTAAAGGGTTACTTTACTTCAGACCAACAAATGACCCAAACAGTGATTTTGACCATGTTCTTTGGGATTTACAAAATACGATTAACAAAGCTGAATTAACAGATTTTGAGAAGCAAGTTTTAGAGTCTATCAGAGATGGATTAACTCAAGAAGAAATTGCTTATAACCTTAACACCTATCAAAAGAAAATATCTCGAACAATCGATCTTATCGCTAAGAAGGTTGCCAAGGTTGGTAACAAATACGATGCAGAAGAGCAGGTCTATTAGGATCTGTTCTTTTTGTTGTATTTAAAATACTGAAAATTGTGAAAGAGAAGGTGCGAATTATGAATGTCCATGATTTTGTTTGGAATAAGTTTTGGATAGGAGTAAATGGTCAATTCGGAGTCTTTGATATAGATGCTATTAAAAAATTTTGTTTTAACACGGTATTAATCGATGAAAATAATAAAATTTCATATCTTAGCTTTGAAAAATTTAGAACACTAGCTTTTCAGATTTATTCAACTTACGAGAACTACAGAGAACTTGGGAGAATGGCAGAACTAAATAATTTAAATTTAGAAGAAGTAAAAACTGAAGTGGAAAGGCAACTTAGCTGCCGGGCTCATAAAGCTTTTTATGGTGAATCAATAACTACTAGATCGTTTTTATTAATTCCTGGTTCTTCTTTTGATTCTTTAAATAGAATGGAAGATATTGAATATGCAGTAGATGGTTTATTTGGTATTAATGGCAAGAAAACATATATACAGATAAAAAGCAGCTCTTATTATAACGATACCAGAAAAATAAATGAGGAAAAAATTAAACAGGATAGAGCCAATCTGCCTTATCCTAGTACTCATTTATTCTATAATTTTGATTTTGAAAACCCTTACATTATGTCTGAATATGGCCACAAATTTTATTTTCCTAGAATGGTAGTTGATGTAGATGGATTAGAAAGTTTCTTTTTAGAAAGAGTCCTTAAATAATTTACATTTTTTAAAGAACAGATAAAATAACAAAAATTATGGAGGATAACATAATGACTATTGCAGATAAGATTTTTAAAGAAAATTTAGAAAGAATCATGAAAGAACCTTGGGAAATTGACAATCGCGCTCGATGGGATGATGGTTCACCAATTTCAACAAAACGTATTGTTTCAGTTGTTAATGTCTATGATTTGGAAAAAGAATTTCCTGCACTTACTATTAGGCCAACTCCAATTAAAAGTGCTTTTAATGAAACTGATTGGATTTATCGCCAGCGTTCAAATAATATTAAAGATTTAAAAGGTGCAATCTGGGATGCATGGGCTGATGAAACTGGTTCCATCGGAAAAGCTTACGGTTATCAAGTAGCAAAACCTGTCTTTGGATATGACAATCAAATGGACTATATTCTTGGAGAGGGTAAGAAAAATCCAACTTCTCGAAGATTGCAAATAGAATTATGGAATACGAGCGAACTACACGAAATGAACTTGCCACCATGTGTTCATCATATTCAGCTATTAATCAAAAGTGGAAAAGCACATTTAATTATGAAACAACGATCGAACGATTTCTTGGTTGCTAACAATTGGAATGTTGTTCAGTACTCAATATGGCTGCATATGGTAGCAATACATTTAAGATTGAAAGTTGGAACTTTAACTCATGTTATTGGAGATATGCATATATACAACAAACATGAGGAATTAGCAATAGACCTATTAAGTAGAAAAGAATTAGAAGCTCCTGAATTTTGGATAAATCCAGAAATTACTAATTTCTATGATTTCACGGAAGATGACTTCAAACTAATTTATAAAACTAAGCCAGAAAAAATTGAAAAAGCTGATGTAGCGATTTAAGAGAGAACTTTTTAATTCTCTTTTTTTACGTTTTTTATAGGACAGATATAAATACTTTGAGGTGATAAATAAATGAGTAGATTACACACGATGGCGAGATTTGCTGAACCAGATCCCGACCCAATCCCAATTACTCATTGTGAAGAATGTGATTCAGAGATTCATGATGGACAGCATGTAGTTTATTTTGATGGTGATTATTTTTGCTCCAAAAAATGTCTTATCGATTTTATTGGAGCAGAAGAAAAATTTTTATATGCAGAAGATTATTAATATTAAGGAGGAATTCAGATGGAAAAAAGCCCATATGAAATTTGTGATTCTGAAGAATTATGTGACTCCGATAAATCTGGTCCTGACGTAGATGCGGTGAATGAAAAACTCTTAATTGAATTAGATCAGATTAAATCGGACAGGGATTTGTATAAGCGATTGTATGAAGAACAGTCTTTTCAAGCTTTTAAGTATCGTAATGCATTTAAAGCTTTAGTTGAAGAAATTACTAAAAAATAACAATATATAGGTGTTTTTCTTAAAAATTCGCCTATATATAGTGATTATTTATTATAAAATATAAATTTTATTTTAATAATTTGATTTACGTTTTTATCAATTCAGATATAAAAACAATGTAATAAAAATTAAATTATTTCAATCGGAGGAATCAGAAATATGGAAAACCAAAACATTGAATTACGTCAACTACAAAACAATGTTGAAATCGTTGGTACTTTGAAGTCTAAGGATCTTGAAGTGAGAACGAGTAAAAAAGGTAATCGATATATGTCTGGTAAGCTAGTTATCGCTTCTAAATTTGATGGAAAGATTCAAGAACAAAATGTTCGAGTATTCATTATGGAGTCTTCGAAACTATTTAAAGGTATTGAAACTGTTAAAAATGAGTACAAGTCAATTGAAGAACATGGCGAAGAAAATGCAGATCGAATTCGTGTAGCTGGTGAATTAACGCTTAACGAATACTACAACCGACAAGGTCATCTAGTTCAATTCAATGAAGTTAAAGGTGTTTTCTTTAATCGCCTAGATGCTGATAATGACCAACCTGATAAAGCTATTGCCTCGATCGAAACAGTAGTAGAAAACTTTGTTGAAAAATTAGATAAAGATCAATTGCCAACTGGAGATTATGAAGTTCACGGATTTACTGTTGCTTGGGGAAATGAAGTAATTGAACTTAAAAACGTGGTAATTGGTGAAGAACTTGCTCAATCATTCATGGATTTATATCAACCTGGATCAACTGGTCGATTAACATTCAAGTTGAATAACTATGTTGAAGTTGAAGAGAAAGAAGAAGAAGTTCAACAAGCACCTACACATGGATTTGGTTCAACTGAAACTGTTGAAACATCAAATGTTATTCGAAACTTTGTTAATAACATTGAAATTATCGGTGGAGATATGCCGTTCCTCGGCTCCAAAGAATACACTCCTGAAGAAATTGAAAATGCTAAACGAGTTCGTAATCTAAAATTACAAGAACTTCAGCAACCAGCACCAGAAGTTCCTCAAACTAATACTGGATTTGGTCAAGGAGCTCCATCACCACAAGACATTACTAATCAAATGCCTACTAGTATGGGTAATGACGATATGCCTGATTTTTGATAAATATGTCAAACTACGAAAACATGGAGGGGATTTATTCCCCTTCATATTTAAAAACTAGGAGGTAACTCATATGGGTAATAAATATGGCGATATTCGTTGGAAATGGTTAGCTGAAAAAGGTTTTAATGTTCTTGCAGATAAACATCAATATGCTTATGCCCAGAGTTTATTTGCTAGTCCTGAGGTTGTTACTGGAGTATTCTGTGATGCCAAAGCTGGTACTGGTAAAACAACAATTGCAACATTAATTGGTGCCTATGAAGTTGAAGTTGGAAATTATGATCGAATTATTTATATAAGAAATGCTGTTCCAGTTCGTGAGATGGGTTACTTACCAGGAGGAATTGGAGAAAAAGAATTACCTTATATGGCACCATTTATTGAAGCCCTTGACCATGTACAACCTGGGTTGTTTGAGCAATGGTCAGCTCAGCAAGAAAATGAAAAGAACAACTCTAAAGAAACTCCAAAAGTTCAAGTTGCTACATCAGCTTATACAAGAGGTATTACTTGGGATAATGCTTACGTTATTATCGATGAATTTCAATCTTTCGATCTTAATGAAGCTCAAACAGTTCTTACAAGACCAACTGATAATTGTAAAATCGTAGTCATTGGTTCAACAAGACAAAATGATAACCCAAAAAATAAAATTCATGGATTGGCTCCATTTGAGTTATATATGAGACATTTCAAAGGTTATCCAGTTGCGTTTCATAAACTTGAAACTAACTATCGTGGATGGTTCTCAACTAGAGCAGATGAAATTCAAGAGACAATTGAAAATCTTAAATCGGAGGGTTCTTTAAAATGAAAGGTTATTTAGCAAATGGATTATTCTCAATTGGTGACAGACTCACAAATCAATTAATTGCATCAAGACTAAGGTTTATTACTAACAAAGTAGATCTTTATGTTCCTCAAGAAAATGATGCAATTAATGATAAAACTCAGTATGCAGATAGTATTGCTATTGCAAAAGCTGATACAGAAAAATTAATGGAAAGCGATTTTTTAATTGCAGTAATTGATGGTATTGAAATAGATTCTGGTGTTGCAGCAGAAATTGGTATGTTTGCAACAACAGGAAAACCAATCTTTGCTTTGTTTACTGATGTTCGACAATTAGGAAGAGACAATGCAGAAAAAATTGATGCTCTTATTGAAGATGCAACAGAGAACCAGTTTGTATATCGAAACCTATTTGTTATTGGACTGATTAAACAAACTGAAGGTGGAATTTTTTCTGAAATTGAAGACTTAGTTCAAGCTGTAAAGGAGAAGATTAAATGATTGAAACTCTATTAAACGTTATTCCTATTCTCACAACTGTATTTTTGGTGATTTGCTACATTCCTCAAGTAATCCATACTTACAAAACAAAAGAAGTTGGAGATATTAGTTTATCATTCTTTGTAATGCTGAATATCGCTTTAACATTACTCTTAATCAACTCAATTTTACTATACACTCAAAATGGTAATTTTGGTTATGTGATTACCTATATTTTCAACGAATTGTTGGCTTTCGTTATGTTAGTAATGATTTTAAAGTATCGAAACAAGAAGTAATTTCAAAATTAAGAGTAACGAGAAAAATCTTGTTACTCTTGTTTTTTGTTTTGATTTGTGTTTTTCAAAGATCTTATGAAAAAGAGTAGTAGTTAAGATATATGAATTTTAATTATAAATATTCAATATTTAATTTACGTTTTGTCCGATTCAGATATAAATACAATATTAAAGATATTATTGAAAAATTGATTAGCCTAATTTAAAGAATGAAATAAATTCTATAGATTACTAGAGAGAGTAATCTCTCTCATTTTAGTATAAGGAGGACCCCCAAATGAAAATAATTAAAAGAAATGGTGAAATTAATCAATTCGATAAAGAAAGGATTAAAAATGCCATTCTTAAAGCTATGAAGTATGGTTCGGGAATTGTAAAAGAAGATGTTGCTATAGATATTGCTGATTCATTAGAAAAATACTTTTCAGATCATTACTATAAAAATGAATCAGATATTCCAAGTGTAAAAATAGTCGAAACAACAGTTTATTATGAATTAGTTAAAAGAAATGAAATTCAAATTGCAAAAGCTTATGAAAGTTTTAGAGCTGTTCAAGAATTTAAGCGTGAAGTAAATACAACAGATGAAAGCATCTTAAAATTGATTAATACAACTAATGAAGAAGTTATGAGGGAAAATTCTAATAAAAATGCTTTTATTGTTTCAACTCAGAGAGATTTGATTGCCGGAGAAATTTCTAAAGATATAGCTTTTAGAAAGTTAATTCCTGCTCATATTGTTCAAGCTCATATTGATGGGGATATTCATTGGCACGATGCGGACTATACATTACAACATATGCATAACTGTGATTTAGTCAACTTAGAAGATATGCTTCAAAATGGAACAGTAATTAACGAAAAGCTTGTTGAAAAACCTAAATCATTTGAAACAGCTTGTACAGTTGCTACTCAAATAATGGCTCAAGTTGCTAGCAGTCAGTATGGAGGTCAATCGATAACTATAAAACATCTTGCTCCTTTCTTAAGAACTACCTATGAAAAATATCTTAAGAAGTATACTGAAATGGGATTTGATAAAGAAACTGCTGAAAAGCTTGCTACTGATAGAAAATTAGAGAGCTTAAAAAATGGAGTTCAAACAATTAGATACCAATTAAGTACAATCTCAGGAACTAATGGTCAAGCTCCTTTTGCAACCATTTATTTAGAAGTAGAAGTTGGTTCCGAATATGAAGAAGAAGAAGCTTTAATCGTTGAAGAAATGATTAAACAAAGATTAGAAGGAATGAAGAATTACAAAGGCCAAGAAATTGGAGAAGCCTTTCCAAAACTCGTATATCCTCTTGACGAACATAATTGCTTAGAAGGAGGAAAATATGATTATCTAACTAAGCTTGCAGCAAAATGTAATGTAAAGAGACTTGTTCCAGATTATCAAAGTGTTAAGATAATGAAACAAAATTATGATGGAGATAATTTCCCTCCTATGGGTTGCAGATCTCATTTATCTCCGTGGAAAGATGAAAATGGAAACAACAAATGGTATGGAAGATTTAATCAAGGTGTTGTTTCATTAAACCTTGCCCGTATAGGTATTCAAGCCAACGGTGACATGGATTCAATGTGGAAGATTTTAGATGAAAAACTTTCATTAGCATATGAAGCATTAATGGTAAGACATGACCTACTTAAGGGAACTGTCTCAGATGTTGCCCCTATTCTATGGCAACACGGTGCTATTGCAAGATTAAAAAAAGGAGAAAAAATTGACAAACTTCTTTATGGAGGATATTCAACCATCAGTCTTGGATATGTTGGTTTACATGAGATGATTTATGCTCTAATTGGTAAGTCTCATACAACTCCTGAAGGTCAAGAGTTGTCTTTAAAAGTTATGAACAAAATGAAAGAATCTGTAGATAAATGGGGAGCCGAAACCAATATTGGGTTTAGTTTATATGGAACTCCTGCAGAATCACTTATCGCTAGATTTTGTAAATTGGATAGAGAAAAGTTTGGAGTAATCAAAGGTGTTACTGATAAAGAATATTACACTAACTCTTATCATGTTAATGTAACAGAACCTATTGATGCATTCTCAAAACTTAAGTTTGAGGCTCAATATCATTCTATCTCAAGTGGTGGATGCATTTCTTATGTTGAAGTTCCTGATATGAGTAAGAACGTTGAAGCAGTAGAAAAAATTATAAACTTTATCTATCATAATGTTCAATATGCTGAAATCAATACTAAATCAGATATTTGCTATAAATGTGGATATGATGGAGAAATGCAAGTAACTGATGACCTTCATTGGTATTGTCCTAACTGTGGAAATGATGACGAATATGAAATGCAAGTTATGCGTAGAACCTGTGGATACATTGGAACAAACCTTTGGAATAGAGGTAGAACAAAAGAGATAAAAGAAAGAGTTCTTCATTTATAAAACCTAGCATGAGGCCTTGAGCCTTGTGCTTTTGTTATGGGTAAATTTGTTAAGCTAGGGGCTGATATTATATGAATTATGCAGAAATAAAAAAATTCGACGCAGCTAATGGACCTGGAGTAAGAACGGCTTTATTTGTATCAGGTTGTAAATTTAATTGCGAAGGTTGTTTTAATAAAGAAATCCAAGATTTTAATTATGGTGAACTTTGGACAAATGAAGTTGAAGATCAGTTTATCGAACACGCGAAGAATCCTGTCATTGATGGAGTAAGCATACTTGGAGGAGAACCTATGATGCAAGACTCTGAGACTATGTTAAATCTAGTCAAAAGATTGAGGACTGAAGTAAACAAACCGATTTGGGTCTGGACCGGTTACAAAATTGAAGTATTGTTAAGACAAAAAGATAAAGTTGAAATTCTAAAAGAGATTGATGTTTTAATAGACGGTCAATTTATAATTAAATTAAAAGATTTGAGTTTGAAATATCGAGGTTCTTCTAATCAAAGAGTTATTGATGTTAAACAAACTCTTAAAAATAAAAAAATAACTTTATTAAACTGATTTACGTTTTGTTTACTTCAGATATAAATATAATGTGAAATAAAAATTAAACAATCGGAGGTAATATTTTATGGCAATTGATCTTTTAAATCTTGAACCTGTTAAAGCTTCAACTGATTTATCTTCCTACACAGCTTTTATTTATGGAACTCCTAAAATTGGTAAAACAACTTTTGTCCATAGGCTTTATGGAGATCGAGTTCTATTTGTTGCTACAGAAAAACGTCATAAAGTATTAGTTGGAGCAAATGTTCAATATGTTTCATCTTGGATTGAATATCTAACTGTACTATCTCAACTACGGAACAAAAAAGTTAAAGAAAGATTTGATGTTATTGCAATTGATACAGTTGAGAACCTTTATAACATGCTTGAAACTTATATTCTAGCTAAATATGGAAAAACAGAATTTGGTCAAGTTGAATGGGGTAAAGACTGGGTTGACTTGAAAAATGATTGGAAAAATAACCTTCAAATGATTGAAAAACTTGGCTACACACCAGTATTTATTTCTCATGCAACTCAAGTGACAACAAAAATTCCAGCTGCAGGAGTATTACAAGAACAAGTCAACGATACTATGACTCTAACAAAAGATAAGAAAACTGGTGAACAATACTACGAATTCGTTAAGTATGTACCAGATTTAAAAGATAAAGTTATGGCACCAATTAACAAAATGGTTGATAACATCTTGTTTATGACAGTTACAACCGATGAAACTGGACAAGAACATCGAGTAATTCATCTTCGTGAAACACTACAATGGCAAGCTGGTTCTACTTTTGATGGTATTGACCCAGTAATTCCTTTAGATGCTGATGCTTACAAAGATGCAGTTAAACGAGCTATTGAAAAAATTGATCCATCTCAATTAAAAGATGAAAAAGAATCTATTGGAATTCAAGAACAAGAGCTAGATTTTGATGCATTGATGAAAGAAGCAAAAGAACTCGGTGTTCAATTCCATAAATCTGGTCGAATGGAAGAATTACAGAGAATTGTTGATGAAGTATTTGGTGCTGGTAATAAACTTACTGATGCTAAGAAACATCAAGTTCAACCATTATTCGTTGCAGTTAAAAAAATGAAAGAAGCATTAAACGTGGAGGAAGATTAATATGGCAAACAAATCTCTTCAACAAGCTAATAAACTCGTATCTAAAGCTACTCTAGTCTTTGATGAAGCAATTACCAGTGTTGAGAAAGCAAATGAAATTTTAGGAAAAGGTATTACTCAAGATGAATTAGAAATCGAAAAAAACCTATAATGAAATTGCTAAACTTGAAATTCGTTTAGGTGAACTTAAAAAAGACAAAGAAGTTTTCATATTTGGTAGTGGTAATTCTATTTACCCTAGATTCTGTGGTGCTGTTGATGGTATCAATAAAATTTGCTCAGATAGTGGAGCTAAAGTAATTGGAATATTTAAGTTCGAACAAAGATTCAATACATCAAACTTCGGCAAGGAAGAAATTGATAACTTAATAGAAACTATTAAAGAATGGAGTGCTTAATATAAGCATTCCCTTTTTATTTTTTTATATACATATAGTTTCCAATTTTGATTTACGTTTTTTAAACAACAGATAAAATAACAATAATTAAGAGAAAGGAGAACAAAAATCATGAAATTTCTTACTGGTCTAATTGCGTTTATTGGTAGCATCATTCTATTCCTATTGGCTGTATTCGTTCCTAGTTTTGCTGTAAAAATGGGGATAGACTTGATTTTTGAAACAGACGTAAATTTAGCTGGGGTCTTCCTATTGATGTTCGCTTTAATTATGACACATACAGTTTTCTTTAAGAAGGAGGATTAATGTATGCTTACGGGGTCCATATTTACCCCGTATGAAATAAATTGATATCCTGTTAAAATTTACTATTTACGGAATATTCTGAAAATTATATAATATTAATAGAGATATATATATTAATATTTTTAAAAGAGATATGATAATATGCTTAACTACGCTACTGTAAAACCTGGAGAAAAGATTACTTTTAGGAAGTCTCAAGAAAGTTCTTACTCAACATTGAAAAGAGAACTCAATGATGCAGTGTTTGATGTAAGGCAAATCGGAGAGTTAGATCTTTGGTTCGATGATGAATTTCTTCTAAAGGAAGAATCACCAATTCCAACAGTTATCATTAAAAATTCAAGAACTGTAAGTCTAACTGATTATGATATTGTTCTTTGTGGAAATGTGGTTTTCTCTTCCCATGATGAAGAAGGAAATACTGTTAGTCTTACTGAAGGAGCTTTAGAAATTATAAAAGAGTTCAAACCAGCTTTACTTGGATTGAATATAGTTTACGTTTATGAAAACTATTAATCTATAAAAATTGACATAATTTTCAGGAATCCCTTGCTATCAATCTACCACTTTTAATATGATATAGATTGATAACATTGTATGTAGAACTCATTCCTATTAAATATTATGACCAAAATACTGACAATATTCTTATAGGAGGAATTTATTATGAAAAAAGTTTTGACTATAATTGCTATTTCTTTGGTATTGGTTGCAGGTATTACACTTGGAGTATTTAAGTTTTTAGAAGGCTCAAAAGTTGAAAGTGCCGTAGAAGAACCTGAAGTGATTGAGCAAGATGAAAGAGTCTTAGTTCCAATTGATGAAGAAGAATCTGAGGAGCAAACACGATTTATAGATGGAATTCAATATGATACTGGCTTATCATCAGATTCAAGTTTATCTTCTGTTATGGACGTTATGCATAAAATGACTCACCAAAAAATTCGAGCAGAAGATAAATGGGGAACAATTCCTATGACTAAAAATACTATTAATCAAGTATATGAAGTAGTTTCTAACAGTGATTTTGATGTTAAAGATGATTTACTTGAGATTTTGGAGCGATGGAAAAAAGGTGACTTCTCGCAAGCAGACCACGACCATAACTATATTTGGAATTGGCAAGGTGGAACAATTGGCAAGGCTTATGGATTAATGACACCTGAAGAGGAAATTAAATTTATTGAAAATAACTTTAAAGACTATATTGTGACAGATGAAGAAAATAATGAAGAATAACTAAAAAAGGCCTAATATGGCCTATTTTTTTTACCTTTTTACATTATAAAATTCTTATTTTATTTTACGTTTTCCTCCGAGCGGATATAAAAACAATGTAACAAAATATTAAATCGGAGGTTGATTTAAATGAAAAAGAAAATCGCTGCCCTACTACTAACCGTATCTCTTGTAACCATTCTCTCTGGCTGTGGAGAGACTTGGGAAAGGACTAAGAAAGATCTAACTTCTGAATATGGTGGAGGGCTTGAAAGAGTTGTGGAAGTAATCAATATTGACGGTGAAGTAATTAAACGATATGAAGGAAAATTTGATGTTCAAGCTGACGAGCATAAAGTCAAATTTATTAAAGATGGAAAGGTAGTAATCATTTATAGATCAGCAACAGACATAATTGTGGTGGAAGAAAAATGATGTTTCTTGTATTAATCTTACAATTTCTAGTCTTCCTAATTGTTTTTGGAGTAGTAGCTCTAATATTCTTTGAAGTGATTCGTGATTTAACTCACTCTATTATTCATCGATTCAAATATAAACGTAAGTACAAAAAATGATGGGTTTTGGCCCATCATTTTTATTTACGTTTTGTTCGGTGCAGATATAATAAAAAAAAATACAGAGGTGGTTTAGATGGCTCGATTGCTTAAATGTTATGGAACTTGTAACAAGAAATATCCTAAAGAGGAAATGCAAGTTTTCAGTGGAAAAAATCATTGCCCTTCTTGCTATGAAGATAAAAAACGTGAAGACCAAGAAAGAATTAAACTAAATCAAACCATATCTAAATGGTTCAATATATCATTTCCTAATGGTCATATGTTGAAGCAAATAAAGAACTTCAGAAGTGAACCTTATAACTATTCGTATAAGAACATCAGGTTCACTATTGATTATTGTTTTTCTAATAAAAAAGTGAAGCCTGAAATCAAGTTTGGAATTGCTTTTGTTCCCCATTACCATGATGAAATGATTGATTACTATAAAGAGTTTAATAGAAAGAGAGCTCAAACAGTAGTACAAGAAGAGAAGATTATTCGATTGAAACTCAAGCCTTTTAAATTAGAAAACAAATATAAAGATAAAAAATTCATCAACATGGAGGAGTTGTTGAAATGACACAAGCTAACTCAACTACTAATTTTAATGCTAATACATTAAATCCACCAAGAGCAGTTTATTCTGTTATTGGAAACCTTTGTAAAAATCCTCAGCAGCTCAGGGATCCTGAGATATATCTATCAGAAAAAGATTTCTCTCATGAGTTTCATAAAATCATATTTTCGGCCATTCATAATCTAGCATTTTCAAGTGGAGATACTACAAAAATCGATGAAGTAGATATCGATAACTATCTGGCTTCATATCCTAAACTTTATAAGATTTGGGAAAAGCATAATGGAATGTCATATGTTCAAGATTCAATTGAACATGCTAATACAGAAACATTTAAGTCTAATTATGAACGATTAAAGAAATTCGCTTTGCTTCGTCATTATGTAGAAAATGGAATTGATGTTTCAGATATCTATGATTATAAGTCTCTTGATTTAGCAAATCATGATAAAAGTATGAAAAAGCTAGATAAAATGACTGTTCAAGAGATTATTGAACATTATACCGTGAAAATGATGAATATAAGAGACGAATTCCAAGTTGGTCAAGAATCAAAAGATTTTAAAGCTGGAGACGATTTAGACACATTGCTTGATGATTTAAATAAAGAACCAGAGTTTGGTTATCCATTTAAAAACGGTTTTTATAATGCTATATTCCGAGGAATGAGAAAGACTAAATTTATGTTGAGATCAGCTGGAACCGGTGCAGGTAAAACTCGTCAAGCATTAGCTGATATGTGTAATGCTTCATGTGATACAATTTACGATTTAGATAAAGGGCGATATGTTTCTAACGGTCCTTCTTATCCTTCTCTATTTATCTCTACTGAGCTAGAAAAAAGAGAAGTTCAGACTATCATGCTCGCTTTTATTTCAGGTATTAACGAACAAGTTATTAAAGATGGAAGATATTCTATCAAAGTAAGAGAACGATTAGAAAAAGCTATTGAAATATTAAAACGAGCTCCGATTTTTTGCGTATATGTGGATGACTTTTCAATTGCCGATATTGAAATGATTATCGAACGTCATATTATTGAGCATAATGTTCAATATGTTTCATTTGACTACATTCAAATGACTCCAAAACTTTCAAGAACAATGGCTAATGCTTTTGGTCTAAATCTTCGTGAAGACCAGATTCTTGTTCAATTTTCAGCCGCATTAAAGATTTTAGCTAATAAATATAATGTGTTCATTGAATCATCAACTCAATTGAACAGAAGTGCAAAAGAAGCCGAGAATCGAGATACTACTGCACTTCGCGGTGGTTCAGCTACAGCCGATAAAGTTGACCATGGATTAATGACATTTAAGGTAACTGCTAAAGACCATGATAACTTGAAACACATTTTAGAAAGAGGATTTCATAAGAAACCTAATTATTCTCATTGGATTTACAAAAACCGTTCAGGAAGAAATAACTGTATCATTTGGACTTATATGGACCTTGGAACGATGAGAGAAGAACCTTTATTTGTTACAGACACTGATTATAACTTGATTACTGATATCAATCAGATCGTTATCGATTTTGATGAAAATATAGAGGAACCTGTTCAAGAAGTTGAGCAAACTTACAATCTCGATTTTTAGTCGGAGTTATTTCCTCCGGCTTTTTTACGTTTAGATTGTTTCAGATATAATAACAAAAATTGAACGAGGTGACTAGGGTTGGATGCTAATGAAGTAAAACAAATACTAAGTGATAACGATCTCATTAGTCTTCTTAATGATCTTGGTGCCGAACCTCAAAGAATGGGAAACAACATACATTGTAAAACGATTTGCCATAGTGGCCATAAACATAAACTTATATACTTTGGAGACTCAAGAATGTTTAGATGCTTCACAGATAGCTGTGGGTCCATGGATATTTATGGCTTAGTAGGCAGAGTTATGGACTTAGATTTCTATAATTCTTTTAAATATGTGTGTATGAAGTTTGGCATTTCTTATCAAGGTGGATTTGCTGAAAGTGATAGAATAGATACTTCGTTCTTTCAGAAATTTAAGAAGCAAAAAGAAAAAATTAATTTAAAGAAATTGAACAAAAATATTTTGAATTCTTATTGGAATTTATACCATCAATCTTGGATTGACGATGGAATAAGCGTTTCTTCAATGAAAAAGTTTGGTATTAAGTTCTCAATTTCGGATAATCAAATTATTATTCCTCATTATGATATTGATGGTAATTTAATTGGAGTTCGAGCAAGAAATCTTAATCCAGAATTAGTTGAAGATGGAAAGAAGTATATGCCTGTTTATTGGAAGAAAGAAGTATTAAAACACCCCACAGGGGCAGCATTATACGGCCTAAATGTCACCAAAGAAAGCATAGAACAATGCAAAACAGTAATATTATTCGAGTCTGAAAAATCTGTTCTTCAATTAGACACAATGCTTCCAGATATGTCTATTGGTGTTTGTTTAAGTGGAAGTAACATGACTTATCATCAACTAGATATATTAAAAACTTTGAACGTTGATGAGGTTATTATAGCTCTTGATAAAGAGTTTGAAGAAGTTGGATCTCCTGAAGAAAAATTCTATGCACAAAAAATAACGAATGTCTTTATCGACAAGTTATCTCCTTATTACAGAACTTCAGTTATCCGGGACACCGAAGGACTTCTAGATTTAAAGGATTCACCTACTGATAAAGGCTTAAAAGTGTTCTCAAAACTATTCGAACAAAGAATAGTAGTTTGATTTACGTTTCCTCTAAAGCAGATATAAATACAAAGAAGCGAAAACTTATGAGGAGGAAACATAATGAAAATTAAACAAATTGGTAAGTATGACGGAGATATAATCTCGACAATCCTCAGAAATAGGAATATTGAAGATATTGATTTATTCTTTAATCCTAACGATAAAGATGATTTGGATGCAATGAAATTGACCAACATGAAAGAAGGCGCAGAAATAACTCTAGCTCATATGGTGGTTGAAAATCATATTGGAATATTGGTTGACCCAGATGCTGATGGTTTTTCTTCAGCCACTATAATCTATCAATATCTTAAAAAGTTAAATCCTGAAAGTAAAATTTCTTACTTCCTTCATGATAGCAAAGCTCATGGATTAACAGAAAAAATTCTAGAGCAGATTGCTGATTCTAGTATAGATTTAGTCATTATTCCAGATGCGGCATCCAACGATTCTTTAGGAATTGAAAGAATTTATCATATGGGTATTGATATTGTAATTGTTGACCATCACGAAGTTGAAAAAGAGCCTCGTTTTGGAATTCTAATAAACAACCAACTTTCCCATAATGAAGAAACAAATAGAAACTTAGTTGGTGCTGGTATGGCTTTTAAATTTTGCCAAGCTATGGACACCTTCTTAAAAACTGCTAACACTGAAGATCTTTATGATTTAGTAGCAATCGGACAAGTTGGAGATGCCTCAGATATTAGTGAAAATGAAGTAAGGAACTTAGTTTTTAAAGGATTGAGAAATATCAATAATCCATTTATAAAGTTAGTTCTTGAAGATTCTTTTGATGATATTGAAAGCGTTGCCCCCAAAGATTTGTCATTCTCTATAATTCCTTTAATTAATGCTGTTGTTCGAGTTGGAACGGTGGAAGAGAAAGAATTACTTTTTAGAGCATTAAATGGAATTGGTTCAGATGAAGTATGGGTGGTTGAAAAGAGAAAGAAAAACAAGAAAACTGGAAAGTTTGATAAAATCACAGTTAATCAAAATCTTTATGAATATGCTCACGATGCTTGTAAACGAGTAAAAAATAGACAAGCATCTTTGGTAAAGAAAATAAACGCAGAAATTGAAAAGACAATTGATTCAACTGGTGGAATTGCAATTGGAATTGTTCCTAACTCTGATGAAGGTTCAATAACTGGTTTAGTTGCTAATAAACTTGCAAGAAAACTTCAAAAGCCTGTTATTCTAGTTCATTATATTAAGAATGATGAAGATAAAAACGGTAAATACGTTGGTTCTGGACGAGGATATGAAAAAGTCTTACCTTCTCTCAAAGATTGGTGCCAAGAAACAGAATTAGTAGAGTTTGCACAAGGACATGCTAATGCTTTTGGTATATCAATCTTTGAAGAGAATTTTGAAGATTTCAAAAATAAAGCGCATGAAGTGGAGCCTCCCAAGTTTGTATATGAAGTGGATTTGCATGTAAAAGGAAAAGTTGATAAGCAACCTATTATCGAAGTAAATGAAAATAAACACCTATTTGGTGGAAAGGTTCATGATCCCCTTTTCGCCTTTACTGGAATTAAGGTGAGAAAAGATTTCATTAGACAACGAGGCTCAATGCTCACCTTCTTCGAAAATGGGGTTGAATTTGTAATGTTCTCAGCGCCCCATGGATTATTCGAAAGTTTGACTCATAATTTCGATCAATATATAACAATGGATTTCGTAGGAATACCAGGAGAAAACAACTGGAGTGGTCGAAAAACTCCTAGAATTATATTAGAAGACTGTCAGAGAAATGAGTCTGGCGATGTTGAAGAAGAAATTACAGTTGAAAACATAGTCTTCTAGTCATAACGATTATATCAGTCATAACGGTCATGTCTATTAGTCATGATTGTTATGACTTTTCTTGAATATCTGCCACCACTTTTTATTCTGCCTGTCAGAGATCAGCTTTTTAGTCTCCATTGTTTCTTTTAAAGCAAGCATAAGAGTCTGATCTCTTTCTTCTAGCCTGTTTGCTATATATTTCTTTGTATCTTGTAACTCAGTTAAAAGAGATTTATTCACTTCAGCTTGAACTTTTATAAACTCTTTAATTTCGTTTATATCATCTGACAACAAATCAATGTTATAACTGTTTGAACTGTTGGAGCTTTCGTTGTAGACAGTTATAGAAGTTATGCTTGATACAACTTTTTCTACTGCTTTTTGTACACTCATATTAGGCTCATTCTTGAGTTGAATTATTTTTCTGAACATATTTATATCTTGATCTGAGAAGATTAATTGTCCTTGGTTATTCCTTGCAAACCTATAACCATAATCTTCTACCATCAAGTAATATTTTTTAATAGTAGAAGGAGATAAACCTATAGCTTTGGCGACATCGTCAATTTTAATGTAGACTCCCATTATTCAATTCCCCCGATTATAGTAGTTATAACTATTATAACAGAATTGAAAAATATATTAAATTTAATTTTTGTTTTTTAATTTACATTTTTCAAGTAGCAGATATAAATACAATGTGAGAGATATAAATACTCACGAAATAAAAATATGAAATCGGAGGAAATAAATCATGACTCAAACTACTCGTTCATTAAAAGAAGGAAAGAAACATCATGTTTATATTGCAGCACCGTTCTTTAATCCAGATCAAATCACTCGTGTTGCTTTAGTAGAAACATTACTAGAAAAACATGGATTCACATATTTTTCACCACGAAAACAGTCAGCTATCGGTCCTATTTCTTCTCCAGAAGTTCGTAAGAAATCTTTCGAAATGAATGTTAAAGGAATTGAAGGAGCTGAGTTCCTAATTGCTATTACAGATGGAAAAGATATGGGAACTATTTTTGAAGCTGGTCATGCTTTTGCTTCAAAAATTCCAGTAATTTATGTTGCTTTTACTCTTGGAAAAGATGGCATGTTTAACTTGATGTTAGCTGAGTCTGGAGTTGCAGCCTGTCGAACAGTCGAAGAACTTGAAGCAGCAATTCTTGGTGAAGAAATTTATTATGAAGGTCTTATTGAATAATTTCAATAATAAATTAAATAATACTTTATTTAATATTTTATTGGAGGAACTTCTATGAAATTACTAATGTTTAAACAAAATAACTGCACACCTTGTAAAATGGCAGATTCATTTATAAAAGAAGAATTAAAGACTCAACCAGATGAAACTCTTATTCTATTTAATGACGATGATCGAGCTAATGAATTGGCTGTAAAATACGGAGTTATGTAATCTCCAACATTTGTTCTTGTTGATGATGAAGGTAATGAAATCGAAAAAGTTCGTGGTGTTGGCCAAACAAAACTTCGTTCAATTTTTGAAAAGAGAGGATTAGTTTAAACGGAAGGGTTTAATCCCTTCCACCCAATTACTAAATCAATCGGAGGAATGCTATATGTCAGGATATTTCAATCGTGGTAAAGTTCGTACGTTAGGTGATACTACAATTTTAGGTCTTGGTGAGATTATTCGATACAATAACAGACCAAAGATTAAACATGAAAATGTTGCCGAACATTCGTTTTATGTAATTACAACTGTCTTAAAAATTGTTAAAATGTTCAACTTAAGTGATGAAATTAAATATAAAGCTTTAGAATTTGCAACAGTTCATGATATTCCAGAACTAATGGTTGGAGATATTCCATATGACACAAAAGTAAATAATCCTGCATTAAGAGAAGCTTGTGAGCAAGCTGAAGTAATTGCTTTGGAACAAAATATGCCAGAATACTTGGATTCATACAAGAAATTCATTGAAGAAGAAAAGCAAGAGACAATTCCTTACTTGGTCACTAAATTAGCTGATACAGTTTCAGTCCTTCAATACTCTAATCGTGAAATTAGTTTAGGCAATCAAACACCCCAAATGAGAGATATTAATGAAGGGGCTCAAGAAAGAGTTGCTCGTTTAATTCAAAAACTTGAAGATAAAATTACTGAGGAATCTAAATAATGGAGGAATTAAATATGAACAATTATTCTGGTAAAAAAGTCGCTATACTTCGTGGTTACCCTCGGCTGATTGATGGTGAATCAACCTCAGTCGAGGAAATGTTTCGTTGGGGATTAAAAAATGATGTAGAATTCCATACTTACTACTACCATGCTCCATGGAAAAGGAAAAAGCCAGAATATAAAGATGGATATATCCATGAACACACAATTTTCTCAAGAGAGAATATCGATGAAATTACTAATGAAATCAACGAAAAGTATGATTTAGTAATTCTGATCAACCCAGCGAAACCTCATAGTGGCCTTAAAAAAGAAGATGTTCTTGAGTTTCATAAGATGTATAAAAAAATTACTCCAGTTAAAGTTCAAATGCAACATACATCTTTTGTCAAAGCAATAAAAGAAACTCCATTCTGTTGGTCTTATATAAACGAGTCTGATGCGGTTTATAACCATTCTTCGGAAAGTTACTATATGAATTCTTTAGTGAAGAAACTTCCATCTAAAAGAGACAGAGCTTTCCCAATGCATTTATGGACTGACGTAAAAAGATTTCAGCACTTCTATAAGAATTCTAAACGTGAAAACAATCTAACCTATATTGGTAGATTTGTATTGTATAAGGGTCCAAGACGACTTTTAGATATTTCAGAGGCAGTTTACGAAGCTGGAATACAGCCGGTTATTTATGGAATGGACACAGGAATTGGTTGTAAGCAACAAATCCTAAGTCATCCAAACTGCGATAATTTATTGCAGCCTACTCTTCCTAAGAATGAAAATCCTATTGTTCCAACATACGGAAGAATTGAACGAGAAGAAGTCCTGAACAAATTTAATCAAAGCTTATTCGCTTGTACTCTTTTCAAGTTCAAAACAGGAATTGATAAGTCCTTCTATGGTGATCGATTAGAATATACAATGCAAGAAGCCATTTGTGCGGGAGCTATTTTAGTTGTAGACAAAGAATGGGCAGAAGAATGTAAAACTGTAGATGAAGTAAGATATATCGATATTCCGAATTTTGCTATTTATATGGATGAAGATAATCCTCATGATGCGATTCAAGAAATGAAACGAGTTGCTGAAAATCCAGAGTTACAACAGTTATATCGAGACACAGCATTCAATGTATTAATGAATGAATATGATAATTCTGTTGTTCTACCTAAGCTTATGTCCCAACTATTCAACATTACAAAAGATCCTTATAAGTTCGAAAGCGATTTTGAACTTGTTGAGTATCTTACAAAATCTATTTCAAAAGCAGAAAAGTTTGTGGAGCTGTATGAAGAAGGCAATTTAATTCCTATGGTTCCTGGAGCTATTGAAGAAAATAAAATATCTATTTTTACTGGTAAATCTGGTAAAGCAATTAGAGAAGTTATATAAGCAGAGTTTGTCTCTGCTTTATTTTTTGCTATTTAGGATATATTATATCATGCCCAAATTTTATTACATATAAACCAACTTAATAGTCTTAACGTAGTGAGTTTGATGAAAACTGAGCTCATTTTTTATTATAAAATTGAAATTTTATTAACCTATTCGATTTACGTTTCAGTCATAACAGATATAAAAGTTATGAGAAATAAATAAATCGGAGGTTATAAGAGTTATGACTAAACAAATCTCAATTACTACTAAACATTATGTTTATATCCACAAAGATAAAGAAACTGGAGAAGTTCTTTATGTTGGTAAAGGTTCTGGTGGTAGAGCATATGGCGATTGGCACCAACGACCTTACCTTAAAGAAAGTGTTGATATTGAAATTGTAAAAGAATTTGATGATAAGATGATAGCTTTTAAATACGAAGAAATACTTACAAAAAGATACCATAATTTAGGTGAAGCCAGATTTAATAAAAAAGAAGGAGAAAGAATTTCAGAGAAAACAAGAATTGAATTCTCTGAAATGTATAAGGGACAAGATAATCCAAATTACGGAAATAAATGGTCAGATGAACAGAAAGAAAGAGTTTTAGGAAAAAACAATGGAATGTATGGCAAACCCTCTCCATCAAGAAGGAAATGCAAACTTATAATGCCTGATGGGAAACAAATTTTCTTTAATTTTGTTGGAGAAGCTTACAAATACTTTAAAGAAAATTTTGGACTAAGTTCAGGAAAAGTAAAAGAACTATTAAGAACTGGAGAACCTTATAAAACTCCTTATTCAAAATATAAACATTTGGAAGGAATTAGAATGGAATATATTCTTGAGTCTTCTCCAAAAATAATTGTTATTTCTGCTGTAGATCGAGCTGGTAAAGATACATTAATCAATGAAATTGATAAACAAACAAAATATAAACATATGACAATGGATAGAGGACCCGAATCTTTCCAAGCATATTGTGATATTTTTGAAAAAAGCGACGATCTAAAAGAAACTTATAAGGAAATGGAAATCCAACTTGCAAAATCAGATTGTGTTTTAGCAATTTATATTGATTGCTCGACAGAAGAATTAGAAAGAAGATGTATTGAAACAAACCATGAAATACTAGATTTTGATTATCATAAAGCAGTTATGGAATTTTACTTTGATAATTCTGCATATAAAAACAAAATCAAAATTGATACAACCGAGAAACACGTTTCAGAAATTGTTAAAGAACTTATTGAAGGAGGAATTCTTTAATGAGTAGAGTTGTAATTTACGTTGATGGCGGTTCGAGAGGTAATAGTAAAACTAATTCAATTGGAGGTTATGGTGTTGTTCTTCAATACGGAGAACACACCAAAGAATTGTATCAAGGTTTTAGAAATGTAACTAATAATCAAATGGAATTAAAAGCTGCTATTGAAGGCCTCAGAGCTATGAAAAAGTTTAATATCCCTGTTGAAGTACGAACTGATTCAGCTTATGTATGTAATTGCATCAACCAAAAATGGTATGTCAAATGGATGAATAATGGATGGGTTACATCAGCTAAAACTCCAGTTGAAAACAGAGAATTGTGGATTGAACTTATTGATTTGATTAATAAGTTTGCATTTATCCAATTCACTAAAGTCAAAGGCCATTCCGGTGAACCTGGAAATGAGAGAGCAGATGAATTAGCAAATAAAGCAATGGATGAGATGATATGAAAGAGATAATTTTGAATCGTAAAAACACAACTTCATTCGACCCAAATTTTAAGATTCCTAGGGAGGATCTGGAGGAGATTTTAACTTTATCAGGTAAGTCTCCTTCGGCTTGGAACCTACAACATTGGAAGTTCTTTGTTTTTGAAAGTAAAGAATCAAAAGAACAACTTCTACCAATTGCCTACTATCAAAATCAAATTATTAATTCTAGTGCTGTTGTGGCAGTTCTTGCGGACATTGATGCTGATCTAAATTTTGACGAAGTTTATAATCCTTTGGTCGAAAAAGGTTATATGAATGATTTTGTTAAGGCGAAATTAAAGAAACAAGTAGAAAAAGCTTATGAAGATTACTATGATGCTTTAGAACATGCTTTTGTTAATGCTCCGTTGGCAGCAATGACATTAGTTTATGCAGCCGAATCTAAAGGCTACAACACTGGAATTATTGGTGGATTTGACAGAGAACAATTTGAAGGTTCATTTGATGTTCCAGAAAATCTAGTTCCCATCATGTTTATTCCAATTGGCAAGAAGTCAGAGGAGCCTTACTACAGCGAAAGATTTAGCCTAGATAAAACAACAATTTGGTTTTAAATAAAAAATTATTTAAAAAATGATTTACATTTTTATTTGATCAGATATAAATACAATGTGAGTTATTTAATAACTTATTTAAAAAATTATTTAATCAATCGGAGGTTTTCTATTATGCCAAAAAATAACAATCTTGAACCTGTAAAATTACCAATGGAATTACGTTTCGGTGAAGAACCAGATTTTGAGTTTGTTAATGACTTAGAGAATATTAATGTTACCCTAGTCGATCATACTCCATGGCAAAACATTGTTAATTACCTTCCTGGTTATGTAAATGCAACTTGGGCAGATGAGCCTGGACAAGAATATTCTATGGAACAAGTAGTTGAAGATATCGAGAAAGCTTTCACTTTCAAAACTTTACCTTCTATTCTTGAAACAATTCGTTTAACTTTCCGAATTGAAGGTATTTCAGTTCAGGACGTAACTCATTTAATTCGCCATCGAACTTTCTCATTCTCAGCTCAGTGTACTGGAGATCGCTGGTTAACCCATCATACAGCAGTAGTTCCAGAAGCTATTCAAAACTCTCCAGAATTCTATGAACGATATAAACAATTAACTTATGAATGCAGAAAGTTATATCAAGACATGATTGATTCTAAACAAATTTCAATTATGGATGCTCGATTAATTCTTAATAAAAACCATGACAATTTCTATTATGCAAGTTGTAACTTTAAAGATTTACTTGGATTTGTTAAGCAACGTATTGACCGACAAATTCAACCAAAATCAGATAACATCATTGCATATCAAATGTGGTTAGCAGTATGTAAAGCATATCCAATTGCTCACTTGAACATTATTGATTTTGAAATGCCATCATTCCATTACATTAAAAATGCTCGTAATGGACATGCAACAAACTTATACTTCCCTGAAGAAAACTCAGACAAATTCGAATGGAACGAGAAAGACTTTATCTATCAAGCATATCGTGAGGAAGTTAATGGAACAAATCCTCCAGAAGGTCCAACAATCTTCCAGAAGATGTTTGCTGAGTATAAGAAAGAGCTTGAATTACTTGCTGCTCAATCTAAAAAATACATGGAAGAACTTCGTGGAGGTAATCTTTAATGCTCACAAGTTTTCAATATGAACTACCAGTTGTTGATGAATTATTAGTTTCAAAAGAGACTGAGGATATGGTTCTATTTGAGCCATTCCTCTTGATTAATCCAGTTACAAAAACTGATTTTCCACCTTCTGATGAACCATATTATACTTCACTTGAAATGCAGCTAAGACATTTGTTATTCAAGTATGAACATGGATGGATAACTTCAGAAAGACAAGTTATGTATCATTCAGAAGAATGTATTTCAACAATTCATTTCATATTTGATGAAAACAATAAAGTTAAGCAAATCAATGCATTCCAAAGATCTTCTAACCTTTTGAATCTTGAAGATGATGTTCAATTCTTTAATTATTTTGTTAACAAATATCTTCCTGGTTCAAAAGTTGATATAAATATTTTTGTTAGCATGCCTCATATTTTCAAAGGAAAAAAGAAAAAGATTGAAGATTAAGGGGTTATAACTGTTATGAAGATAGCCTTTCGGCTATCTTTTTTAGTTATAACCGTTATAGAAGTTATAAAAGTTATTATAAGAACATATGTACGGTTCAATGTTTATATTATATAATAAATATATACCAATTATTTCCAAGAGGTGACTCAATCATGAATGATTTTTATGTTTATGAATGGATTAGATTAGATACAAACGAACCTTTCTATGTTGGTAAAGGTCAGGGAGGAAGAGCATACTATCCTTGCAGAAACAGGTACTTCAACAATATAATTAAGAAACTTGGATTCGAGAATGTTGCTGTTGTTATTCTTCATGAAGGTCTTACTGAGGAAGAAGCTCTTGAATACGAAGTTTACTATATTGCTGTATATAAAGATGAATTTGGATTTAAACTTTCGAATATGACTGATGGTGGAGAAGGGATTACTGGTTACCATCACACAGAAGAAACAAGAGAAAAGCTTGCTAAAGTAATGAGAGAAATAAGAGTAGGAGAGAACGCTCCAATGTTTGGTAAGACTCATTCTAAACAGTCAAGGTTAAAGATGAGTAAGGCTCGTATTGGGGTTCAACCAGCAAACAAAGGAGTTCCGATGCCTCCAGCAGCAAAAGAAAAGATGAGAAGAAAACTTACTGGAAGAAAATTATCAGATGAAGCTAGAGCTAAAACTAAACTAGCATTCCTTGGTAAGAACCATTCTGAAGAAGCCAAAGAACGAATTTCAAAAGTGAATTCTGGGAAAGGAAATGGAATGTTCGGAAAGCCTTCACCAAGAAGAAAGGTAGTTCAATTATTAGACCCAGTCACAAAAGAAGTTATAGATGAATTTCCATCTGTTAAGCACGCAGTTGAGGCGACTGGTATTGGTCATCAAGGTATTAAGTTTAGTGCCACAAATGATAAACCATTTAAAGGAAAATTGTTTTCTTATAGAGCCTAGTGCTCTATTTTTTTTGCCTATTTCTTTTTACGTTTCCAATCGGACGGATATAAAAACAATGTGAGAAATAAAAAGAAATGAGGTAAAAATATGACTCAACTACTACAACCTTTTTCAGTCCATAACCACACGCACGCGTCGAATTTTCGGTTACGAGATGCTATTAACAAGCCAGAAGAGTTATTAGACTATGCACTAGAACTTGGATTGCCAGGAATCGCAATAACCGATCATGAGACTTTGTCTTCTCACGTGAAAGCACACCAGTATGTTGAGAGTAATAGAGATAGATTTGGAAAGTTTGTCCTTGCATTCGGAAACGAGATATATCTAGTTGATAAAGATGAAGTTCAAGAGAAAAGAGAAATTAATGAAAGGGTTTCATTCCATCACTTTATCTTAATTGCCAAAGACGATAAAGGATATGAAGGCCTCAGAAAATTATCATCACGAGCTTGGTATAATTCGTTTTTCTATCGAGGAATGGAACGAGTACCAACATATAAAGATGAATTAATGGCTCTTATGGAAGAATACCGAGGACATATCATTGCTACAACAGCTTGTGTTGGTGGAGAGGTACCACAACTTTTAATTAAATATCATGATGAACCAACAGAAGAGAACAAAAGAAATGTTCATAATCTTGTTGTTTGGCTTAAAGGTGTTTTTGGTGATGACTTGTATTTTGAGCTACAGCCAAGCCATAACAGAGACCAACAAATTGCTAACAAAATGCTTTATAAAATTGGTCAAGCATATGGTGTTACTTGTGTTGTTTCAACAGATGCTCATTATCTAAATAAAGACCAAGCAACAGCACACAAAATCTATTTGCAATCGTCTCAAGGTGAAAGAGAAGTTGAAGCTTTCTACGCAACAACTTATGTAATGAATCGAGAAGAACTGCTTGAATACTTCGATGAACAGCTTTTAGATGAACTGATTAGAAACACTCATCTGATCATGAAAAAAATTCAGCCTATAAAATTCGAACAAGAAGTTAAAATTCCGAAAGCTCATATTCCAAAATTTGAACTCAATCCTTTATTTGAACAGTTCTATGACAAATATGAATATATCAAAAAATACTCAGAATCGAAATATGAAGTTGATCGTTACTATCTTCATTTGATTGCTGAAGGAATGATTTCAAAAAATGAAGAGTTAAACGAAACAAACTTAAGTCGTATTGATACAGAATTAAATGAGTTATATCACATCACTGAAAAACTTAATCAGCCAATGTCATCTTACTTTGTTCTAACAAAAGAAGTAGTTGACCTAATGTGGCAAGTATCATTAGTTGGTGTTTCTCGTGGTTCTGCAAGCTGTTTCTATCTAAATTATCTTTTAGACATCGTTCAAATTAATCCATTAAAACACAATCTTCCTCATTGGCGTTTCTTATCCAAAGAACGTGTTGAACTTCCTGATATTGATTTAGACTCAGAAGGGTCAAAACGAGCAGAAATAATTTCTTTAACTAAGGAAGCTTATGGAGAAGAAAATGTTTTAAACATGGGAACATTCACAACTGAGGGCACTCGATCAACAGTTTTAACTGCTTGTCGTGGCTTAGGAATTGATAAAGATATTGCTCATAATATTGCAAACTTAATTCCTACTGAAAAAGGTGGAATTTGGAATTTAGATGAATGCTTTAATGGAAACCCAGCCAAAGGTAAAAAACCAGCTAAAGATTTTATTGCTGAAGTAGAAAAATATGATGGTTTAAAAGAAGCAATGTTATCAATTGAGGGTCTAATTTCAGGACGTGGACAACATGCTTCAGGAGTTATTATCTTCCCAGATGGATATGTTGCTCAAAATGCAATGATGAAAACAACATCTGGCTTGCCTGTTACTCAATTTGATATGAATGATTCTGTTTATATGGGAGCCCTTAAACTTGATTATCTTTCAATCAACGCATTGGACAGAATTAGAGCTGCAATGGATTTGCTTCTTGAACATGGAAAAATTGAATGGCAAGGAACTCTACGAGAAACTTACAACAAATATTTCCATCCTGACGTACTTGAAATGGAAGCGCCAGAAATGTGGGATATGTTATTCGAAGGTCATGTTCTAAATGCTTTCCAATTTGAGACTGCAGTAGGAATTCAAGCTCTAACTAAAATCAATCCAAGAAACTTTGAAGAGTTGTGTGCTGGCAACTCTTTAATGAGACTTTCAACAGACGGAGAACAACCTCTTGATAAATTCGTTCGTTTTAAAAATGATATTAACCAATGGTATGAAGAAATGAACGAATATGGATTGACACAAGATGAAATTAAAGTACTTGAGAAACACTTATTAGATCGATATGGAATTTGTGATACTCAAGAAGGTCTTATGTTGCTCTCTATGGACCCGAAAATTGCTGGATTTAGTTTAACTCAAGCAAACAAATTTCGTAAAGCTGTGGCTAAACAGAATCAAAAATTAATTGAAGAACAAAGAATTCTATTCTATGAAGGCGGAGAAAAGAATGGCACAAGAAAAGAGTTCCTTGATTATGTATGGGAAAAAGAACTAAAGCCTCAGTTTGGTTATTCTTTCTCTCTTCCTCATATTGCTGGATATACATTAATTTTGATGATTGAAATGAACATTTGTTATCGATTTGGTCCAGTTTGGTGGAAGACTGCATGCTTATCGGTAAATGCTGGTCTACTTGGTGATAGTGCAGCTGGAACAAACTACGGAGCAATCGCTAAAGCTATTGGAGATATGAAAGGTGATATACTTCCTCCAGATATTAACTTGTCAAATATGGGATTCACTCCACTAGAATCTGAAGGAAAAATATTGTTTGGTCTAAAGCCAATCTCTGGTTTAGGTGTTGATGCTATTGAAGCTATTATCCAAAACAGACCATATGAAAGTTTTGTAGACTTCTATGAAAGAGTCATCAAAACAAAACTTATTTCTGATGCAAAAGGTGTTACTTTAATCAAATCTGGTTGCTTCGATAAGTTGAATCCTGATAGAAGACAGCTAATGATCGATTATGTCAGATTAGTAACACCAAAACGAGAAAAGCTCACAATGGTTCAATTCCCTGTGATTGCACATTTAGTAGATAAAGAGAAGTTTGCTAAAGAACTTGAGATCTATGAATTTAGACACAAAATTCAAGGAAGAAACAAAGTTCCAATGAACAAAGAGATTGAGTCAGACTTTATCAAAAATTATTCTAGCCAAGTTAATTATGATTTTGTTGATGGCCAACTTAAAATCGATGAGAAGAGTTGGAACAAGTTCTATGGAAAAGCAATTGAAAAATTAAAAGACTGGGTCACTTCCCCAGAAGCTGCAACTCTTTTCAATAAAGTAAAGATGCAAGAATTCTGGAAAAAGAACTGTAGAGGAGCAGTTGAGTCCTGGGAGATGGAAACAAATTTATTCTATTCTGATAAGCATGAACTAGACTATATGCCAATTGACAAGTATTTCAATGTAGTAGATTTTGAAGAACTGCCAAAAGAGCCGGTTGTAACTGGTTACAAGAGTTATAGAGGAAGAAAAATTCCTCAATTCAAAATCGATGTTATTGCTGGAACAGTTGTTGATAAAGCAAAAGGAAAGTCTTTGGTTTATGTTCTCACTCCTTCTGGTGTTGTAACTGTTCGATTCACTAAGGGACAATTTGCTCATTATGACAAGAAAGTTGTTCGAGTGAATGGAAAAGAGAAGCAGGTATTGGACCCAAGCTGGTTCGAACGAGGAACAATCTTAGTTCTTGTAGGATTTAGAAAGGGAGAAGAATTTGTATTAAGAAAAACTGGAACCCAATTTAATCATACTTGCATGAAAGTGAACGGTTATAACTCAGATAACCTTTACTTACAAATGGAAAAAGTTGGGGAGTAATATCTCCAACTTTTTATTTAAAAAATTATGTAATAAATTATTTACGTTTTTATTTAAACAGATATAAATACAATGTGAGTTAAATAAAAAGTTATTTAAAAAATTATTGAATAGGAGGAACTCAACTACTATGACACTTCAATTTTTACTTGATTCCCAACTTAAATTTCAAAAACGTATGGGTTATGACTTGGATTCTATGGACTTGCAAGAACGAGCTAAATATATAAAAGAACACATGCTATGGGCTACAGATGAACTACATGAAATGCTTCATGAAGTACCGTTTGCTAAAGATTGGTCTTCAAAGTATTTGAAATGGGGACCAGAAAAACTTGAGATCCAAAATAAATTATCTAAAGAAGAATATATTGATTTCCTTCATTTTGCTATAAATGTTGGTTTAGCTCTTGGTTTTAGAAATGAAGAAGAAATTATCAGCATGTATATTGCTAAAAACAAAGTCAACTACGAAAGACAAGAAAATGGATATTAAAAATCGGAGGTAAATAAACTATGAAAACTTTGATGGGTAAAAAAGAAACTTTTTTCGCTGACACTCTTTTAGAAGCCGAATCTATGGTTCAACAAATGAAAGAAGAACATGGAAGTAATTTAAAAGATTATACAATTGCTAAACGACAAAGAAAAGAGATCGAATATTTCATTGTTACTGTCGTTGTTGAATATTATCGAGCTGCCGACTTGGTAGTTACGGAGTGATCAGTTTATGAGTAACAAACTATACAACACTATTCTTGTTATTCATTTCTTTGTTTCATTATCTGCAACTGTTATTTATTCATATTTCGGATATAAATTCTTTCAATTCTTATTAATCGGAGGTTTTTAAATATGGGAAAAATGGATGAAATGATTATTGTTGCTCCACGTTCTGAAGTCTTTGAAAATGAAAAGCTTGTATTCCAAGGAACTTTTCAAGATAAAAAGATAGTAAATAAAATCGTAAAAAATATCAGCAACACTTATGAAGTGATGAGACGTGGAAATGCAGAAGAAGATGAAAACTTCAAACAACCAATTCCATATGCAGTTATAAAACGTGGAAATGAAGTTTTTGTTTATGAACGATTGAAAGGTGCAGGAGAAACAAGATTGCACAATAAACTTTCAATAGGTGTTGGTGGCCATATGAATGAAGTTCCAGATGAAAAAGATTTTAATAAAGTCCTGGATGAAAACCTTCTACGAGAAATTGAAGAAGAACTAGTTATTGATAATAAGAACTTCAAAGTAACTCCTATTGGACTTATAAATGATGATGAAGATGAAGTTGGTCGAGTTCATATTGGAGTATTAGTTGCAATTGAAGTTCCAGAAGATACAGATGTTCAGGTTCGTGAAACTGAAGAACTTCAAGGACAATTCTTCTCAATCGAAAAATTAAAGCTGAAGCAATTCTATGACAGATTAGAAAACTGGTCGAAGATCGCTATTGATATTTTGTAATCAGAGAGATTTCTCTCTGGTTACTTAACTACTAAATATCGGAGGAACGATTATGATAAAAATTATTTATCTTTACGAAGAAGACAGCTTGATTGTTCCGTTCTTAGATCGTCAGATTGATGAAGCTAAATTAGAAGGGTACAAGCTTGAAAGAATAAAACTTGATAACGAAGTCGTAGAAAAATATCATCCTGAAAAATGGCATACAATTATTTTTTCAGATAAACGAGGAAATGAGCTAGTAAGACATGATGGTGTTTTTGATTCAAAGACTTTAGAAGCTTTGCTATACGAAGCTAAAGGAACTTTGGCCAATAGAATAAAGGGTGGTTGCTTATGATTTATGTTTTATTGGGACCAACTTGTTCTGGTAAAACCACGACTTTAAAGCAACTCATTAACATTGGATATGAAACCATCATAACTTACACAACTCGACCAAAAAGAAAAAATGAAGTTAGTGGAAAAGATTATTACTTTATTTCTGATCAACAATATAACCATCTTGACGAATTCAACCTATTGATTGCTAAGAACACATTTAAAAATGCTTTCGGAACAGAATGGCATTATGCTATCAATCGCCAGGATATTGATTTAACTAAAGATCTTGTGGTTGTAACTGAACCAAAAGGTTACAGAGATTTAGTTAAAAATCTTGGCAAAGAAAATGTAACTGGAATTTATCTAATGGTAGATCTTGAGATCAGATTGCTTCGAGGACTGAATCGGAAAGACCGGGTGAACGAACTTCTTAGAAGATTAATGGCAGACGAAGAAGACTTTAAAGACTTCGAAAAAGAAGTTGACTATGTAATAAATAAAACTACCAAATCTGGAGTACTTAATGAAATACTAAAAATAATCCAAGGAGGTAAACAATCTTGAAAAAACTATTCCTAACTTCACCTTTACCTCCATCAGTGAATAGTTATTTGAACTATAGAATTGCTAGAAGAGGAAACAGAAGATATGTTCAAGCTTACCCAACTGAAGAAACAGTTGCTTACAAGACTTTCTTTGTTGATTATGTAAAGGATCAGATAAGAGAACAAAAATGGAGTAGACCTGAAAAAGGTAAACAAGTTTATGTTCGAATGACATTCTTCTTGGACAGAAAAAGAAAGGATGCAAACAATCTTCTTAAAGTTCCATTGGATGCATTAACTGAGGCTGGAGTCTATCTTGATGATGATATAGCTTTACCGGTTGCAGATAGAATTTATATTGATGCTGCTAACCCAAGAATTGAAATTGAAATATTCGAAAGTGAAGCTATCGGGGTTTTTGATAGCCAAGAAGAGCTTGAAACGTTTATGAAAAATAACTGCAAACTTTGCAAAAAAGATGTAAACAAGTGCGGAATAATGAAAAGATTACTAGATAATAGAATTATTCCAGAAGTAGAAAAAGGGGTTTGCAGCAAGAAGAAATAACGAAAATTAACCGTCAATATGTAGTGTTATATTCGCCAATACGCACTATATATTGACGTTATTTATTATAAAATGAGTATTTTATGATTACAAGTAGACAATTTGTCCATGTTGTTGTATTATTTTGTTTAGTGTTTCACAATAGTGAATGTAGCTTCTTAAAATTGTAGTAACAAAAAATTATTAAGAAAGTTGTAAAAAAATATTCTCGAATGGAAGAATTTGTGATATAATTATAAATGTGAGAGAGATATAGATTCTCAATTTATTATATCTTTCAAATTTATAATTACATCATGTTTCCCCTGCAACATCGCTTAACTTCTATCTTCACAGAAGTTGATTTGCATCGGAGTAAAGCCAACAATCTCCACCAGTTGGCTTTATATGCAAGTATTTTAACCAACAATCTTCATCCGTTGGTTATTTGGTTCACCATTATTTTTTTAGTTAAACGAAAACTGAATATTTGGTCTAATCCACTTTTAGAGGGGAGGAATTGCTTTTACATAACAATTTGTTCTATACTACCTTATACTTTTTCATAGAACATACGTTCTATCTAAAACTTCATACTCTTTTTTGTAGAACATCAGTTCTTATTTTAAAATTCTTTTAAATTTATTTAATTTTTAATTTACGTTTTATAAAAGACAGATATAAATAAAATGTGAGATATAAAAATTAATGAATCGGAGGAGAACTTTATTATGATGACAAAGACAATCTTATTTTCTGATAACACTAGCAAGGAAATGACTTTTGAAGAAGTAAGAGAACAATTTACTCCAATGGTCATTAAAGCTATGAAGAGAGCAAACAACAAGTTTATCTTCAACGCAGTAGAAGAAGAAGATTTTAGACAAGAACTTGATTTAGAATTATGGAGAGCATATGAGCAATATGAACCAACTCAGGGAAATTGCTTCACAACTTATCTATATTACAAACTTCAAAAAGGTGTAAGAAACGCCACTTACCATAAATACTCCTTGAAAAATCAAGGTGTTACAGTTTCAATGAACGCTCCTGTTGGAGACGACGATCTCAAACTTGAAGATATGTTCGCAACAGATGACAACTCAATGGACAACCTTGCTTTCAAAGAATTGACTGCCATCATTCAAGAAAGCATTGAACCTGGAGAAGAAGATCTCCTAAAAGTTATCCTCGACAAAAAATCCTTCTCAGTTCAAAATTACGCTGATAAATATGGTATCACTCGTCAGGCTGCCAACCAAAGAGTGAATAAACTTAAGAAGAAATTACAAAAAGTAGTTGCCGAACAATATCTAGAGATCGCCTAATCTCCAACAGAAGAAAGACTTATCCTAAAAAAGGGTAAGTCTTTTTATTTTCTTATCTAATTATAACATTTATACGGGTTTTTTTCTACCTATTTAAGATATAATTTCTTAATATTCAGTTATTTAATTTATTACATAACAACTTAAATAATTAGTTATTTAAAAAAATACATAAACCCTTTACTTTGTTAGGTTTTTGTCCTATAATAGATTATGAGAGTACTATAAATAAATTTAGGAGGTTGCTTAGTTTGACACTAACTACTGTAATTGATGTTGGGAATTTTAGTACCAAATACGTGTACGAATGGAAAAATGAAACAAAGATGGGATCTTTCTCTTCCGTAATTCATCCTTATAAACCATTGGAAGAAACAGAGGGAATGACAAGGTATGTCTACAATAACTTAGACTACTATGTTGGTGAAGCTGTAAAAAATTTCTACAGTGGAAAAGAAGAAAGAATGTATTTTGGAAATACAAAGAAAGGCCATCATGAAGCTCAAGTAAGACTTGTTGCAGCTCTACATAATATATATAAAGAAACTGGAGAAAGAGAATTTAATCTAATACTTACAAGTCCTTATAAAAGCATGGTCAGCGATAAAGATTATTTCGTAAAAAACTTCCAAGGAAAAAGAACATCTTGGATTGATGAAAATCCTTTTGATTTTGAAGTTAATAGAATTATATGTGCAGCTGAAGGATTTGGCGCAGCTCATTTCTCTAAAGAGAAAAACTTTGTAATCATCGATGCAGGCTCTATGACTACAAATGTTCTATATTTAATAAATGGAGCAATAAGTAAAGAAGATAGCGCAACATTGAATGGAGGAACTATCAATAATAGCCCTTTCCAAATTGCGAACAACGTTCTAAAGTCTTGTCCACAAATTGAGTACGATTATCCGATCATAACAACTGGAGGCAAAGCTTTTGATATACAAAAATCTCTTGAACAGTTAGGATATGAAAAAGTTTCTGCTGCTGAACTTGATGGTTATCCAACTTATTACGTTAATGCAGTTGGATTACTTCTAAAGTATAGCAAGAAGTTTGAGGCGATGTTTACATGAACAAAAACCAGGACAACTTCTTGTACCAGATCAACTTCAATAGAAAGAAGTATCCTGAGATTTGTGAAGCTTTAGAACGTGAAAAAGAAGATAATGGAATTGCATTCTATTTAAGAAAACTGATAATGAACGATATATATTCTAATAATAAAACTATATATGTTGAACATAAACCAGTTAATAACGATAATACTTCTTCTATAAAAATTGATAAAAATATTGATAATGATGATAACGAACTTCCAGATGATTCTGGAGGTTTCGTATAAAAGGCAGCTTAATTGCTGTCTTTTTTATTTTTTCTTAAAAAATGCAAAAAAGTTGCAAAATAATGAAAATAATAGTGTACGAACATATGTTTGCATGATATAATAATAAATAGAGAGAGATATAAATAATCACTCAACTAAAATAAAAAAATCGGAGGTAATTAAAATGAGACAAATGAAATTTGGAGCAGAATTAGAAGTAGCAACAAGTAAATCTCGTTATGAGGTAATTGAAGCATTACAAAATGCTGGAATTAATGTTGAAGGTGATCGTTACGGAAGCCCAGTAAATCACAATGCATGGAAAGTTCAACCAGATGCTTCAATCAATGGATGGGAGATTGTTAGCCCACCACTTACTGACACAGAAGAATTAAAAACTGTAGTTCATGTTTTAAGAAAAGAGTTGAAAGTTCGTTGTAATAAGAAAACTGGTTTACATGTTCATCATGATATCAACGATTTCAACATAAACCAAATCAAAAACTTATACAGACTTTATAATAAATATGAAAGAAATGCAATTTACTCAATCATTAATCCATCAAGAAGAATAAGTTCTTATTGCAGTCCAATTGCTCCAATTATGGAAAATGTTGAAAGCGCTTCCAATATCGAAGAATTTAAAAACTCAATCCGTTCAAGATATTACAATTTAAACAACAGAGCATACGTTAAGTATGGAACAATTGAGTTCAGACATCATCAAGGAACAACAAATATTAATGAAATTCTTGCATGGATCGAATTCACACACAAGTTAGTTGAAACAGCAGCAAATATTCAAGAGATGACTCCATTACAGTCAAGCAACAACGAAGAAGCTCTTGATGAAATGCTAGAAGAAGTTGGTCTTTCAGATAATAAACCGGTAGTAAAACAATTCAAAAGAGCCCAACGATACATCGCTAAGCTAGCTTAATAAAAAGAGAGCTCCCCAGAAGGGGAGTTCTTAATCTTAAGATTAAAATAAGAGGAGGAAAAATAATGAATAAATTTTTTGTATATGGTACTTTAATGAGTGGAATGAGCAATCATAAAATTTTAATCCAAGAGGCAATTGAAAGCATTGAATCTGCTGTAGCTGATGACAAAGATTTATACATGCATGAATGTGGAAGATTTCCTTGCATGCTAAAAGGAACAGGAAAAGTGTCTGGTGAGATTATTACAATCAAACCTGAATACTTGAATATTAGCATGAAACTTTTGGACAGACTAGAAGGTTACTATGGACCAAATAACGATATGAACCTTTATCATCGTATTTTAGGTCACTGTAAGGCCTCAGATGGCTCTTTGATTGAGTGCTATATGTATTTATATAACACCAAAAGAGAAGGCCTCGGTGAGCCTATAAATGACGGTGATTTTAGAAAACATATGGTAGAGGTGGTTTAATATGGACTCAAAAGAAAAATTGATGAAAATAAAAAATGAAGGGATCTTCACAGCTGGTCAATCTTTTGACCAGTTTGTGTCCGATCTATGTAAAAGGTATTCTAGAATCTACGGAGAAATTCTTCCAATAAAAGACTACGATTATATAGTTATGAAACTTGAAGAAAAAGGCATATTGGATGATGAAGATGAGGATGATAAGCCCAGTATAAAAAGACCAGTATAATTATGAGAATTGAAATTTACGTTTTCCCTGGTGCAGATATAATTACAATGTAATTCAACTACTATACCAGGAGGAAAATAATATGGTTGCAACTTTTACTACTGGACTTATGGGTTCAGGGAAATCAAAATCTTTAATTGAAAAAATTAAAAAAGATAATACTTTATGTATTACTCTTTCTGCAAAATTAGAAGAAGAAACAGGAACCATTGGTACAATTGAAAGTAGAAATGGACAATTTATTTTCTCGATCAATATAAATGCTAATGAACATGAAAAGGTCATAAGATTTGTTAATTTATTTTTTTCAGTTCCAGAACTTGAAACAGTTTATATTGATGAAGTTCAATTTTTAAATAAAATGACTTTATCAAAAATTTTGAACGGGGCAATTGAAAATGGAATTGATATTCATTTCTACGGATTATCAACTACATTCACTGGTGACTACTTTGAAGGTTCGAGTTACCTATTAAGTGAAATAGAGCCAATGAACATTTCCAACATTCCTATGAATTGTCAGCATGATAACTGCGAATCTATAGCAGAATACAACGCTAGAATTGTTAATGGAAAAGTAGCAAGAAATGGTGATACATTCGTAGAAGAGAAGAGTAAATATCTTGCTTATTGTAAAAAACATTATTTTAGCTAAAAACTTGAAATAAGCTCTTTTCTGAGCTTATTTTTTTATTTGTTTTTTTACTTATATTTTCTTTTTTGTAGAAATGATTTATAATTATATTTGTGGGGAGGTGAGAACGTGAAGATTAGAATCAGAAAAGATGCTGCCGAACTATACATACAAGAACATACAGACTGGAATGGTACATACAACGGAAAAGATAAATGGGAAAGAGCATTAAAAAAATTAGCTGGAAAAATTATTGAAGTAGATACTGAAATGTTATTTAAGCATGAATTTAATACTAAGCCTATACCTGGAATAACTAAAAAAGGAATAAGAATTATGGAAGAATATGTTGAGGAAGTAATTGATGATGAGAGAAAAGGAAAAGCATATTGCGAATTATGTAATAAAGTTTCCAATTCTGTAGAGGTCTGTCCCACCTGTGGAAAATCAGAATACTTAGAGCCATTCTTTGATGAATATACATAAAAAGGTCCTGAACCAATCGGAGGAAAGATTCAGGACAACAAGTTAATTGCTTAACTCAACTACTACTTATATTTTACCATGTTGAGGTTATATCGTCAATTCAATTTACGGTATCAATAATTAAGATTATAATAAAAATAGACGAGCGCCAACTCGTCTACTGCAACACCTGATCCCCGACCAAAGTTCACAAGTGCATTTAATTTGGTTTACTTTATTATATCAGGTGTTGCTCCTAAAAATCAAGAAGAAAAGGAGCGACAAATTATGTCAAATATCATTAAACGTAGGAAGACAGTCAAGTATGCGCAAATCCATAATAATCCTCTTCAAAATTTGGAAGATATTAGATCTATCGGTTTGATAGCTCATTTAATGTCTTTACCAGAAACTTGGGAGATTAGAAAAATGCAGCTATATTCAAAGTTTGGTAGAGCTGCTATTTCTCATGCAATTAAAGAATTGGAAGAAAAGAAATTTTGGATTGATATAAAGTACAGAAATGGAAAAAAGAATGAACATATCTATCATATTTCAGACGTTCCTTTTTCTGATGAAGAAGTAGTTGAGCTAATTGAGGAAGTACAAGTAGACTTCAAGATTATGGAAATTAGCAGCACTTTTGGTCATTTACTTTCAATTGACGAAAATCAACAATTGAAAGAATCGCGTCAAATCAAGGTTTCTTCAAGTGCTGAAAATCAACAATTGAACATCAACAGTTCATTTTCAACTGTTGAAAACGAGCACCTATTAAATAAAATAGATATAAATAAAACAGATATAAAAGAAATAAATATAAATAAAAATCTTAATCCTAATCCTAATCTAGTAGATATATATGAAATACTATGGGATTGTAATTTACCTCAAGAATTAAAGAATAGGATTAAGGTTATGATTGTTAATAAACAAATCTATTTAAATGCTTCTCAAATACTAGAAATTGAAGATGCTTATAAATACCAAATTTCTAAAGGATTTATAATTCCTGATTGCTCTATGGAAGATCCTGAAGCTTTAAATGATTACGAGTTTAGTAATACGGTAGTTAAGATGCTTACTAGAGTTAAAGACATAAAGAATATGAGAGGTCTAATTAAAGAATGGGTAGAGCAAGCTTTCACTTACAAGAAAGAACAGTTTTATGTTTTTGATTATTCTTCTACTGGTAAGAGTGTATTATACGATTGGTTAAATGATGACAAATAAAAGAAAAAACCCTCCTAAAAAGTGTTTACGTTTTTACGGAACTTGATATAATAATTATTAGAGAGATATTTCCAAATATTGGAAAAACTTTTTAGGAGGAATTGCTTAATGACTACTAATAATGACAGAATCCGAGTATTGAATGACAGAGAGAAAGCTAGAGAAAAAATTTCTGTTTGGTATGGTTCAAGAGACAACTACTATCATGGTTTAAAAGAAGTTATTGCAAATGGAACTGATGAAGTAATTAATAACTTTGATGAAGGAGTTGTAACAGTTGAACTCCATGATGATTTACAGACAATAACTGTAAAAGATACAGGTCGTGGAATTCCTATTGATGGTAAAACAGATGGAGTCAAGAATTACGAACTTCTATTCAGAACCCTGTTCGCCGGTACAAAATATGAAACTACTGATTCAACTACAACCGGAACTAATGGTGTTGGTAATACAGTTTTATGTTATACATCTTCCATTTTCTATGTTGAAGCATATTACAATGGATATAAACATTCATTGAAATTTGAAAATGGTGGAGAACTTGTTCAAGACTTAAAGAAAGAAAAATGTGATAAGAACTTACATGGAACATCAATTACTTTTAAGTTGGACCCAGAAGTTTATCCTATTACGACTTATGATAAAGATGAAGTTAAAGATATTGTAAAAAGGTTTGCTGTTGGATCTCCAAAAGTTAAACTTTTCTTTAAGCATAAAGAAGAATCACATGAATTCCATTATGGAAGCATTCAAGATTATTATGGTGAAATTATTGGAAATTCATCAACTTCACCAATCATAACTTCTCCAGTAACTTTATATGATGATGAAGATGAAAAGAACAGTATCGAGCTTATATTTTCTACCACAGCTGAGCCAATCCAAGAATCTTACTTAAACCTAACCTACCTAGCTGAAGGTGGAAGTTTCAACGATGGAGTTATTTCTGGAATACGTCAATTTGCAAATAAGTATTGTAAAGATAATAAGTTATTTCCTAAAGGAGTAACCTCATTTACAATGTCTGATGTTGAATCTTCAGTAAGCTTTGTATTGGTAGCATTATCAAATAAGGGAGAATTCCAAAACCAGACTAAACTTTCAACCAATAAGAAGCTATATAAAAAAATTGCACAAAAGCATGCAGTTCAATTATTAGAAGTTCTTAAAGTTGAAAATGAAAAAGGATTAAAAAAGCTGATCAATCATTTATTGGCAGTACAAAAACATAATGCTCAGTCTCTTAAAGCTAAAAAAGCTTTAAAGAAAAAACTCACAGAAAAAGTGGATGGTATTGGGAACAAAGTTGAAAAACTTGTTGATTGTAAAAAACACGGACCAGATTCAGAATTGTTTATTGCGGAAGGTAACTCAGCTTTAGGTTCTATTGTTTTGGCCAGAGATGCAATGTATCAGGCAGCATATCCACTTCGAGGAAAAATCTTAAACTGTCTGAAATCAGATTATACAACAATCTTTAAAAACCAAGTCATAACTGACTTAGTTAAGGTTCTAGGTTGTGGTATTCAGACAGACAAGAAAAATAAAGACCTCGAAAATTTTGATATTAAAAAGTTGAGATTCGGGAAGATAATCATAAGTACAGATGCTGACCCAGATGGTCATCAAATTGCCTGCTTAATTATTACTATGTTCTACAGACTAATGCCAGAATTAATTAAACAAGGATATGTTTATATTGCTCAAACTCCATTGTACGAAGTGAAGTTAAAAGATGATAATATGATTTACTTCTATTCTGAAAAAGAAAAGGAAGAAAAACTTCATACATTACAAAATGTAAAAACAGTTGCCCGTTGTAAAGGACTTGGGGAATTGGATGCTGAAACTATGGCAGAAACAGCAATGAATCCTGAAACAAGAGACTTGATAAAAGTAACTGTCGAGGATGCAAAATCAATGATTGATTCCCTCGAAACGTGGATGGGAATTGATTCATCCAACAGAAGACAGTATATTTCAGAAAATCTCCATAACTATGTAGAGAGCATCGATTGATGCTTTCTACTTGTTTTTTAATAAAAAAATGAAAAAATTGTTTTATTGAATAAATTCAAGTAATATAATAATAAGAACTCAAAAGGGGGTGTTTTTAAAATGACTCAAATTGAAACATTGACATTTGAAAAAAAGCACGTTGAGACAATTACCGTTACTTCTGAAAATATAAAAGATCCTAAAAAGCTTTCTGAATTTCTAGAATTGAAGTGCAATATTGTAACAAAGAAAAGTGTTAATAGGCCTTGGTTATATCTTAAAGATTCTGATACACTAAAAACTCTCGGTGGAGTAAGACTTAATAAAAACTCAATTGGAACCTTTTATATAGACACAAACCTAAAAAATCCACTTAACGAAGAAATATTTGGTATTGTAAGCAAAGAGAATAAAAACTTTATTTCGAATAGAATAATTGTAAATGACTTAAATACTCTTGATCGTGTTTGTGATTTAATCAATAGCTTGATAGAAGAAGGAAAAATATATACTGGAACACGAAACTAGGCTGGAATTATCCAGTCTAGTTTTTATTTATAAATTATCTGAAAATTGCAAAAATATATGTACGAATTACAATATCTTTTATATAATAATTATAGAAATATAATTTACATTTTCTCTCAGACAGATATAAATATATGAGAGAGATTAACAAGGAGGTTACTTAACTTGACTACTACTAAACAAATTGAAAATATCGTACAAGATAACATGATGAACTACAGCGCGTACGTTCTTCTTGACAGAGCTTTGCCAGATTTGAGAGATGGATTGAAACCAGCCCATCGAAGAATTTTATGGGCAATGAAACAAATGAATGCAATTAAGTTTACAAAAAGTGCAAATGCTGAAGGAGAAGTTTTCAAGTACCACCCACATGGTTCGACTTATGGAACGATGGTTGGAATGGTTCAAAAAGACAGACATTCTCATCCATGGTTGATCGGTAAAGGAAACTTTGGTAACTATACATCAAGAGACTTAGCTCCAGCAGCAAGCCGATATTCTGAAGTTAAACTATCTGATATCTCTATTGATATGATGAAAGATTTTGAAAAGAATATTGTAGATTTTGTAGACAATTATGATGGAACAATTAAAATCCCAGAAGTTCTTCCGGTAAAATTCCCGGCAATACTAACTTATGCTCAATCTGGAATTGGTGTTGGATTTAGCTCATCAACCCCATCATTTAACTTAATTGAACTTTGTGACTCAGTTATTAAATATCTAAAAACAAAAAAGAAAACCACTTTGGTTCCAGATTTTGCTACTGGAGGATTCATTGTAAAAGAGCTAGAAGTATTTAAGCAAATCAATACTGAAGGAACTGGAACAGTGAAGATTCGTGGAAAAGCTGAAATCGAAGGAAATGAAATTCTTATAACTGAAGTTCCATATTCAACGACAAGAGAGGCAATAATTGAAAAGATCGTTGAGCTCGCTAAAACTGGGAAATTAAAAGAAGTAACAGATGTTAAAGATTTAACAGGTCTTCGAGGAATGCTTATAACAGTTACAGCAAGACGTGGAACAGATATGAAATTGCTCCTTGAAAAGTTATATCGATTTACACCACTCCAATCAACATACAGTTCCAATATGAACATTCTTGTTAATGATTTACCAAGAGTTCTGGGAGTGTGGAACATTATCGAAGAATGGCTAAAATGGAGAAGAACAAGTCTTCAAAGAAGCTTAACTTATGATATTAAAAGAATGAGTGAGAAGCTTCATATTTTAAGAGGTTTGGAAAAAGTATTGCTTGATATTGATAAAGCAATCGATATCATTAGAAAATCTAAAGAAGATATGATTGAAAAGAATCTTCAAAAACATTTTGGAATCGACAAAGAGCAAGCAAAAGAAGTAGCTGACATGAAACTTCGAAACATCAATAAAGATTACATTGTCAAGAAAATCAAGGACATTGAAAACCTTGAAAAGAAAATTAAGGATTATAAAGACATTGTTGGAAATGAAAAAAGATTGAACGAGTTGATCATCAACGATTTAGAAGAAACGAAAGAAAAATATGGTAAGCCAAGACAATCTGAGATTATTGAGCTTACGAATGTAAAACCAATAAGTCTTATTCAAGAACAAACAATTCCTGATTATCCAGTTAAAGTTCATTTGACTAAAGAAGGATACGTTTATAAACTCAAGAATTTCGAACAAGAACCAGCATTGAAACCAGGTGACGAAATTATTCAAGTCTTCGAGGCTACTAATAAGTCTGAAGTTGTTATGATAACTGATGCTTGTATGGCATACAAAATTGAATTAAGCAGGATTGAAGATACGAAGAATAATTCTCTAGGAACTTACTTGATGAACATCTTCGAAATTGAAAATGAAAATGTTGTTAATTATACGATCTATGATGGCAAAAGAAAATTCTTGATTATTGCTTACAAGAATAATCGAATTGCTAAAGTCGATATGAAAGTTTTCTCTAGTAGAAGAAAAGTTCTGAAATATGGTTACAAAGAAGGTCAAGAAGTTGTTGATATGATTACCCTTGATAAGGAAGTAACTTTAAAACTAAAAACAACTCGTACTGAAGTGGAAGTAAATACAAAAGACTTGACTGCAATTAAAAGTCGAGCAACACCTGGAACTTATGCTACAAGACGGGGTGAACTTAAAAAAGTAGAAGTAGTCTAATCACAGGCTACTTCTTCTTATATTTAATTGTTTGTAATAAAATTAAAAATATTGTAAAATTTGAAAAATCGTTTACGTTTGGCAGTAATCTATTTATAATAATAATTACAGAGATATAAATAAAAAAATCAATTGATCAAGGCCTTTATCTCTTGATCTAATTATAATAAAAGTTAAAATAAATTTTCTGAAAATTGCAAATAATTATGTACAAGCGAACAAACGTTTGATATAATTAATTATAGAGAAATATAAATAACCAACTACTAGGAGTGAAGAAAAATGAAACAAGCTTACGTAGAAACATTGAAATCTGGAGAAATTTTAGTTGAAGTCCAAGTTAAAAAGAAAAGAATTGAATCTTTCTTTTACAATTTTGAAAATTTAAATGAGTTTAGAAAATTTAAGAAAGAAAACCTGGATGTAGAATTTATTGAAATCTGTCCTAGTTGTAAACAAACTTTTGAAAGATTATTAGCTCTTTCAAGAAAAGATAATAAGACAATGATTTGCGATTCTTGTGGAACTAGAGAAGCATTAGAAAGTTTAATAATTATCTATAAATAAAATAATAAGCAGCTCTGAGACATAAGTCTCGGAGTTGTTTTAGCTAGAAGCAACTAACAATTAATAAAGGAGGTATCAGAATGAAAAAAGTATTATCTTCTGTATTAGTAGTGTTATCAGTAATTTTCTTGGGTTATGGTGAAGATGATTTAATTTAATTATATAAGGAGGACTTTAAAATGACACACGAATCCCGTACGCTACTTCTAAGAGCTCAAGAAGCAAGAGCCTTGTATAACATTGGTAAAATCAATAGAGAACAAGCAAAGGACGAAATTGAGCCTTATATAACCTTGTTTAACAAGAAGTCAAAAGAGATTGCTAAAAAATATAATCAACGACCAAGATTGATTTCATTTTCAACTTTTATTCGTTAGGAGGATAAAGATGTCAAAAGTCTACCAAATTGTTCAGGAGAAAATTATTAAGGAAATTGAAGATGCCATCCAAAATGGTAGAACTACTCCTTGGAGAAAACCTTGGAAAGGTGGCATTCCAAAGAACTACGTAACCAAGAAGCCTTATCGAGGAATTAATCTTTTGCTTTTGGATGGTGGAAATTATTTAACCTTTAACCAAATACAAGATTTAAACAAGAAAAATCCAGAGGTCAAATTGAAAAAAGGAAGTAAGTCTCATATGGTAGCATTTTGGAAATTTGTTGAGAAGAAGAATGAAGATGGAGAAGAAGAAAGTTATCCAGTGTTCCGTTATTACAGGGTCTTTTCTGCTGCTGATGTTGAAGGTATTGAAGAAGAACAAATGAATTTCCATCATAACCCCAACGAACAAGCAGAGAACTTGATTCAATCATATAAGTCTGAAGTGAAAATTCGAATTCATAAAGGCTCAAACCGAGCTTATTACACACCAACCTTAGACATCATTACGATGCCAGACCTAAGCCAGTTTAGAGAAGTTGAAGAATATTACTCTACGATATTCCATGAAATGGTTCATTCAACTGGACATAATATTAGACTCAATCGATTTACTAATGATGATCAGTCAGTTTTTGGTTCAGAAAGTTACTCAAAAGAAGAGCTAGTTGCTGAAATCGGTAGTAACATGATTCTTTCAGTCTTAGGAATTGAAAATGAAAAACAACATCAAAATTCAATTTCTTATTTATACGGTTGGTTATCTGAAATCAAGAAAGATCCCAAGTTGATAATTTATGCGGCACAACATGCACAAAAAGCAGCAGATTATATTTTAGAATTCCAGGAGGTTAAAAATGAGGAACTTATTGCAATATGATTTGGCCCGAAAATTATTTAGAGAACTAGATGATGCGGTCAGTTTAATGGAAACATTCGAGAACTTGTCTGGTCCAGAGTTTAAAGAAAGACTTCAAAGAAAAGTAGATTTATTGAATGATATTGATGAAATGGATGTTGGTTTTGAAATATGCGATAAATGTGGAAAAATTTTAGATATGAGAAAGAACGAAGATATTTGGCTGGAACTCCTTGATATGGTTCTTTGCGGACCTTGTCATTCTGAACATAAAGGAATTGAGAAATACTGGTCACAATCTAGTCTTGAAGAATATCAAAAAAACCAAACAGTTTCTGAATGGTGTCCTCATTGTGAAAATGAAGTTGAATTGGAACAAAGATTCGAAAGTCAGTCTTGTCCAAATTGTAGAATTAAAATTCTTCCTTGTGCTCAATGTTTAACACAAGACTGTGGAAATTGCCCTTTGACCGGAAACGAGGCTCATATTTGACCCGTATGGCCTTTTCGAAATCCAGTCTAATGTTTTATATTAAACGGAAAACAAAATGAAATACAGGACATCCTGTAGCCTTCTATGATGATTTATTATCAATGAGTGCAAAAATATATTAAATATTTTATTTTAATTAGGAGGTATTTAAATGGAAAATAATCATTTTCAGGTAGCAAAAGAAGAATTAAGTTTTTATGGTCCAGATGGAACCTCATTACAAAATATGTTGGCAATTCTAATTGGTCCTAAAGCAAATCCAGAATCAACTGGTAAATTGGCGAGTCTTGGAATTAGTAGACTAGTAGATATGAGTATCGATGAACTTAAAAAATTCGAAGGGATCGGTGAAGTTTCGGCGAGAAGAATTGTTTCTTCATTTGGACTAGCAAACTATATAAGAAAATTCAAAAAAGAAGATAGCTATATTGTAAGAAGCCCGGAAGATGTAGCTAAGTATTTCGAAGATTTAACTTTACAGAATCAAGAACATTTTGAAGCAATTTACTTGAACACAAAGAATATTATCATTTCAAGAAAAATGGTTTTCAAAGGTTCACTAAATTCTAGTATTGTTCATCCGAGAGAGGTTTTTCGAGAAGGAATTCGATTAAGTGCAGCCTCAGTTATTGTTTGTCATAATCATCCTTCTGGGAATCCTGATCCCAGCAGACAAGATGTTGAAGTAACTAAGAGACTTTCAGAAGTTGGAAAAATGGTTGGAATTGAACTGCTCGATCATATTATAATCGGTCAAGGAAAACATGTTTCTTTGAAAGAAAAAGGTTACGTTTGAGGTTCGTGCTGCAACACGAACCAGTAACCAAACAAAAACTATTTCTAAGGAGAGTATATCAAAATGGAAAGAATTGTTCAACTTCCTAGTCGAAAAAAACTGACACTTCGCCAAAAGATTAGCATCTTAATTTTAATGACATTGGAAGTTCTATCTACGATTTATTGGAAAGTAAATGAATACTTTGGAATTGATGGTCATGTTAGCGATCGTATATTGTTCTATGGATTCTATGGATTTTTTATTACTGCTATATTGATTGTTCTAATCATTTTTAACATTCCTATTAATTAATATTTCTGATTTATTTAGTTGAGTGATTTTAGAGGGGCCTAAAGCCTCTCTTTTTTTGACAAAAAGTTGCAAGAACTTTCAAAATATTGCAAAAAAAGTGTTTACGAGTTGGTAGAATCTGTATATAATAATAATTAGAGAGATATAAAAAAAATTCAACTACTAAATTGGAGGTAAGAAAAATGAATTTACAAGAAATGAAAGTAAAAGAACTTAGAAATCTAGCAGGAGAAAAAAATATTACTGGTCGTTGGGATATGAATAAACAACAATTAATCGATGCTTTAACTCCAATCCTTGAAGAAGAAGCTAGAATTGCTGAAGAGCAATCTGAACAATCTCAACAAGAAGAAGTAGAAAAACCTCAACCACGAAGAGGGCGTAGAAGAGTTATTGAAGTATATAAAGATGGTCAACTAGTAAATACAATTAATGGATTATTAGAAACTTTCAAGTGGGCAACAGAAAACAATATCTGTAATGTTGGTTGGGTGAAGCATTCACTTAAAACTGGAAAAGAAACTGTTGCGGGTCGAAAATTTAAAACTGGCGGCTATCTGTTCAAGTACGCTGAATAATCAGCGTGCTTGTTCAGTTTCAGAGATATAAATCGGAGTAGATGAAAATGAAATTTAGAATAAGAGAACCAAGTATTAAAAGATCGATTGCGTCAGAACAAGTTTAAAAAGACAAGTTGTTCATCGCGGTGGATTTTAAATGCCGACTAGATGACTCGTAGAGTATAGCTCTATAAGACTGTTAATAATTATGTAATAAAATTCAAATTTTTTGAAAAATTAAGTAAATAAGGGTGTACAGATGGAAGAAAATGGTATATAATATATATATAAGGTAAAGAAATAAATCCTTATAAATAACAACCAGGAGATGAGTAACATGAAAGAAAAAATGATAATTGGAGAAATTTATTCAGTAATTGTAGGTGAGAACCAAAACAAATCTTATGAGTATGAAGATTTAAAATTAAAAAGTATTAATTTTTATGAAGGTAAAGAAATTTATATTTTTGAAAATGAATTCTCAGAAGAGTATATGATGTATAACCACGAAGGTTCTGTAGATTGGAATTTTATTCAAAAAGTAATAAATGATTTATATGGTGGTTATAAAGTAGGGTGAGAAATCACCCTTTTTATAATCCAAATGCTTCGTTTAATAATTCTTGATCCCGATCTTTCAAATAACCTTCCGTGGTTTCGATTGAATTGTGATTCGCTAAAACTTTCAAAACTTTTAAATCAAGTTTATCTTTTCCTAATTCTTTTAGGACATAATGGGTCCCGTTTGAATAGTTCTCGAGTGCTGAATGACGATATGAGTGAGGGTTGAATTCAATGTGATCTCCAGTTAATTTTTCAAGAATCTTTCTGAAGCTTACTGTCCAGTTATATAAAGTTTCATATTTTGCAGTACGTTTATTTTCACCTTTGCCGACAATCCAAAGTTCTGAAATATCATCTTCTCCACGCTGTTCAAAATACAACTTTGCAATTTCTTTGGAACGATTAAAATAAAGTAGTCTAAATTTTTTCCCACGTTTACCTGTGACCTCGTTCGTCCTATTATTTTCTAAGAAACCTTCTTTCATCACCTGGAATACTTCGTTACGTCTACCAGCGCTCTCATAAGATAATGACAGATAAAGAGCCTTCTGATATTGTTTTTTAGAAATCAGATAATCTAATATCATCTCAATTTGTTCATTAGTTAGGAAGCAAATCTCTCGAACTTCTTCTTTCTGTAGCCCTCTGATTCCTTTCATTATATTGATCGGATAATCATATTCATCTTCATCTTGAGAGGCAAACTCAAGCATATTTCGAAGAGAACATTGTACTCTGTTTATACGTGCAGCTGAGGTTCCATTGTCTTGAAGTTGTAGGAAGAATCTTCTGAAGTCACGTTTCTTTAATTCTAAGATAGATTTGTTTTTAACACCCTTTACAGCCCAACAGTAAAACATTTTAATGTCGGCAGTATATTGGTAGATTGTTTTATCGCTTCTGCCATTTGATTTCATTTCAAGAATATAGTCATCAAGAAGTATTTTATTTTCACTATTTACTTTTTCATAAAGTTCATTAGTATAAATATAATTCCTTTTAGCCATTGCATATCGGCCTCCTTTATAAAAAAAATAAAGACTCGAATGAGCCTAAATAATTTATAAAATAGTAATTTTATGATAAAAAGAAAGCAGTTTAACGTCATGCTTAGGACGTAAATGAATTACTCAGCTTTTTCTTCTTCAACTTCTTCTGGAACTTCAAGTTCTTCTGGTTTTACATGACTTTCAGGATTTGAGAAAATACCAATTGCCACACCGACCCCAAGAATCATGTTAGTAATCTCGATAACTTGGTCCGACATTACTGCATCAATGATTCCTAAGTTTACTAGAATCATTAAAACACCAGACACAATACCAAGAATTACTTTAGGATTACGAATTCTTTTCTTGATTTTTTGAAGCATAAGAATTCCTCCTTATTTAATTACTAGCTTATCTCCAACATGAATAGTATCGGATGATAAGCTGTTAGCTGACTTAATTGCATTTACAGTTGTATTATATTTTCTAGAAATCGCCCATAAAGTTTCTCCCTTAACAACTGTGTGAATAGTTGTCTTTTCTAAATAGAGAACTTGTCCTGGACGAATTAAATCAGATTTTAGATTATTGATAGACTTAAGAGTGTTCACTGACACTCCAGTTGATCGAGATATTCCCCATAAAGTATCTCCACTTTTAACTGTATAAGTTTTAGCTGAGCTAGATGGTTTTGGAATTTTGTTATGAGAAGGGTTAATCCAAGAACCTGGTACACCTTTTTTCTTAGTAAGGTTTAACATTCCTTGAGATTCATTGAAAATGAAATAGTCACCTTTTTTGACTGTTGTTTTTCTGTTAGTACCACTTTTAGCGTTAGTTGCTGTAACGTAACCAGCAACATCGTTATAAAGTTTGTACGTTCCAGAAGTTGGGGTAGAAGGTGTAGAAGGTTTTGAAACAGGCTTCTTCTTAAGTCCATAAAGTTTAGCTACAGCAATTGAAATTTCTTTACCAACATTTGCTAAGACTTTATCGTCTCTTAATTTTTTAATATCAATTGTGGAATCCATAAATCCACCTTCGATTAGAACAGCTGCCATTTTAGTTTCTCTTGTGATATGAAAATTAGTGTATTTGATTCCACGATCTCGTAAACCATAAGCTTTAACTAAAGCAGGGTGAACAGCCTTAGCTAGTTTAACTGAATTTGCTGGACGAGATTGGTATACATGAGTTTCAACTCCAGTATGAGTTCCCCATTTACCAGCAAAAGCATTATGATGGAATGAGATATAAATATCAGCACCCCAAGAGTTAGCTTTATCTGTTCTAGTTTTTAGAGGAACATCTGTCTTACCTGAAGCATCGTCAGTTCTAAGAACAGAAACGTTTTGATAGGTGTTAATTTCATTAATGAAAGCCCTTACAACTTTGTCATTAAAAGTCCATTCATATTCACCGTCTGGAGTTCTTTTACCAGGAGTAGAATTGGAACCACCATGACCAGCACATACGCCAACTTTAAATGCCATTAGAATTCCTCCTTAAAAAAATAACCTGAGATTATAAAAATCTCAGGTTGTTATTTGTTGCTTTTCATTTCAGTAAGCTCTTCACGGATTTCTTTAACATCTTTTGATAGGCTTTCATAACTACCAGTTAATTTTGCGAATTCAACTTTCATTCCATCTAAGAAGTTAGTTAATTTCGTCTCACGTTCTTTTGATGTGTTTAATACATAGATTAGTAGCCAAATGAATAAACCTACAAAAACCCCATCTTTTAGTCCGAATTCCAAAAGTAGTTGCTCCAACACGGCATCCTCCCCTCTTACAAGAAAAACCCCAAGGGATTATTTTCCTTGAGGTGGTTCTTGGTTATTTTGTTCTTTTTCTTGTAATTGTTTTTGCAGCATTTTTAAGTTTGCCACCAGGATTGAATTCTCTTTGGTGAGTGCTGCAATTTTATTTGATAAATCATTAATGATTTCATTAACCATTTCTTCTTGAGGGTTGATTTGTTGTTGTTCCATTCTAATTTCCTCCAAATTAAAAAGACTCCCACTAATGAGAGTCTTAAATATTTTTACCAAGTGATAGAAAGTATTTCTTCATGAGTTAAAGCATCTTGAACAGCTTTTTTCAAAGTATCATATTTTAAAAGTGTTTCTTTCTTATGAACAAATGCTTGATTATAAATATCTAACCATTCATCCCTTGTGTGGCTAATATAACCAGCATCCTCAGTCTTCCACTGAACAATAGTAATCGTTTCATCAGCAAGAAGTTCATCTTTTTGACCTATCATATTAATTTGATCGTCACGATTTGTTCTATATTTGTGACCATTGACAGAGTAAACAAACCCTTCTTCAATAACTAATTCACATTTCTCTTTTAGAAGTTCTTTCTTCAAGAACTTGTGATGGTCTAAAATATATTCATCAGTAATTTTTGAGTATTCAACTTGGTCCTTTGTGGCAAGACTTAGTATTAAAGCATTTTTTTCGCCAAGGCTAAATGCTGCCCATCCTTCTTTGACCAATTTAATTTCTAATTCAGAATTAAAGTACATAGAAATTCTCCTTTTCCCTTCCGGCTTTCATATTTAATTTCTTACGTACATCTTCAGGAATACCTTTACCAACCCAAGTTTTATAAGGGTTATCAACTTCAACTTCTGGACCGTAATATGATTTATTACCTCTTTCACTAACCTTTTTCATATTGAGCTTTCTTTCTAAGAAGTCTAATCTTTCATCTGCTTCTTGGAGAGCTTGCATTAAAAGCATTGATAAAGAGTATAAATCAACGTTCTGTAAATCTTCATCAAGAATATCAATTGGAGCTTCTTCTGTTAAAATACCAATTTGTTCTTCTTCGACTTTATCCGGTCTGTTGTAGAAGTTATATCGATATGGAGTTAAGCTTCTAACTGCTTCTAATGCACTTAGTTCAATTCCACTTCTCATCTTGTATCTTCTCGATCTAGCATTCTTAATATTTTTCTTGATATGCATAGAAGAAGATGTTGAGAAAGCACCAGAATACATACGATAGAAACGGTTACCAGAAGTACCGATTGCACCATACAAGTCAGTTCTACCTTCAGAAGTAAGTGTTACCTCTGTTCCATATGAACCACTGATATAATCAGCAACACGAAGGTATGACCCACTATCAGAAGGAGTTGTTGTATTAATATTTAAATATGTTCCATATCCCTTCAAAGTATTATTGATTGCAACTTCTTTATCAAAATACCAACTTGGTCTATCAGTATAAAAGTGCGCCCAAGATGAGTTTTTTGGCCCAATTTGCGTATACCCGTAAGCAGTTTGTATTCTAATAGTATTTCCACTTTGATTGGACAATACAACACCATTATTAATCTGGAAAGTACCATTATTGGCACTAAACTTGAATTTAGAAGCACTTGCATCAGTCTCAATAATTTCGAAAATATCATCCGTACCAACTGCAAGGTTTCCACCGTTTTGACCGTACCATGATTGCGATCCAGATGTTGTACTCATATACACTTTTGCATCTGAACCTCTTAAATAAAGGTTTCCATCAGCAAGTATATGTCCATCTGTTTGAATTCTTACTGCTTCGGAATAAGTTCCACCAGGAGTAGAACCGAATGAGAAGTAATCTCCACTCGTTCTATCGTCAGATGCAGAAAAATACATAATACCAGTATTACTACTTTCGTAGTGTCTGATGTAGGCAGGGTCATTTGTTTGTGCATCAAATCTGATATATGAGTCTGTTCCATTCTTAGAAACTGAAAGTGTTCCACTAGCAGCTTTAAGATTCCCATACTTATCAATAATTAGTTTTACACCATCATAAGTATAAAGGTCTGAAGACAACCTCACTTTAGCTGAATTTCTATATCCTAAATATAAATCTCCACCTAAAGCATTGAGAGTCACGTTTCCATTTCCGTGGTCATATATCATATAATCATTCATATATTGACCAAACAGACCTTTAGCACTAATAGCTCCAGTTCCACCAACTTCTAAATCTCTATTAAAAGTTGGAAATTTATTTACTCCTAAAGCCTTTTTAGTAGTATCAATAAAGAAAATTGGTTGTCCGGTGCCAACTAATCTTGCTACAACTGTACTCCCTAATTTATCAACTGCTCGGACTTCAATATTCCAAGATTGCATATTATCTAGGTCAAGCACAACATCTGTTGCAAAATAGCTTGAACCACTAATTGAAAACACGAAGTCTGTCCAGGCTCCCCAAGTAGTTGAAGTGCTTGTTTTATATCGATATTGAACAGAAGAAACAGTATTTTTATCTACTCCACCAATAGTTAATGGAGAAAATCCACCACTCATTTTTACTGTCGTAGAGTTTTCAAAGTTATTTGCACGAGAAGCACTTGTTGTTACAGTCGGATTTGAATAAGGAATAATTGTTACAGTTTTTGAAGTTGAAGTCGAGAAACCACGACTGTCTACTGCTTTAATTGTTAAAGATAAATCAACATTTGCATTAACAGCACCAAAGTTAAATGATACTGTTGCTGTATCAGAATATGGTTGAGTTATTGATACACCGTTCAACGTTGCTACGTATTCAACCATTGTCGCACTGTTTCTAGCTGTCGCTTTTGCTGTTGTTGGAATTTCTACTAGAACACTAGATTTATTTTGAATAATCTTAGTAGCATCCCCGGTGATACCAGTTGTTGTTGTATTTGTATCTTTATAAGTGTAGCCAGTTCCAAATGTAGGTTCACTGTTTCGTACATGCCATTGAATACTTACTGAAGTCGGGGTTCTAACTTGTTCTCCATTATAGTAAGTTGTAACTTGTAATGTTCCACTACCATATTTTGCATTTGGAATTTGGGCATAGATTGATTGTTCTTCAGTGGAAGTTGGGTCCCAAGTATAGCTTGAACCAACACCAGAAATTGTTTTAGTGAATGAACCAAAAGTCCATTTTAAAGTATGAGTAAATGAACTATGGCCAACACTTAAAGATACTGGGAAGTTTTCATCGACATAACGATAACGATCTGTACTACTTGAAACAGAACTTGCCGATGGAGCAGAAATTGTTCCAGTATAGGTTTTCATTCCAATATATGTTGAACCAGAATACGTTAATAGTTCAATTTTTGAGCTTGTACTTGAACCAGTATTAATCACATTGAAAATGCTCGTATTTTCAGAAGTGGTAAACGAAGCAGTTGCACTTGTTCTAATACCAGTTAAAGTTTTAATTAATGTCGAGCCAGCATAGATTTTCACTGTATGTGTAAAACTTGTAGAAGCTCTTGAAATAGAGATACTTAAATTATTTGGTGCTGTCCAACTTGCGCTTGAAGTTAAACTTGAAGCACGAGGAATTGTATTCAGAGTATAAGTTTTTGAAGGTAAGTTTATTCTTCCATAATAAGTACCAGAAAGAGTAACTTCAGCATCAAAGAAGCCATCTAGTGTTACAGAACCTGTACCGTCTGAATTATGGTTAATCCTTTTTGTGTAAGTATGGAGTAATTTTTTTTGGTTGGCTGAAAGTGCAGCTAATCCAGCACCACTGAAATAACTCCAAGAACCACTTATATAAATACCACCATCTTTAGTAGCACTTGAGTATATTGCTCCATAACTGTCTAGCGCAATCCAGTATAATTTCGCAGTTACATCAGTGTAGTTGCCTGAGACACTTTGTGTCCCAGACCACTCCAACTGTAATCTCCAATGGCTACCAACGTTGGTATAAAAAGAACCAGATAAAGCCATTAAGGTTTCACCTCTCTATTATTCTGAAGGAACAAAAGCCCATCCAGTATTTGAAGCGCTTTCAATTTTAATTATTTTCATCGGACCCATAGATTGTTCTTCCTTAATAACGGCTTTCTTCATGATAAACGAGTCTTCGTCCATTTTGAATACTTCGTCAGGAGAACCATCATAGTCCTCAATTACACCGTCACCATTTACATCATAAAAACCTGCAAAACGTTCTGGTGTCATAACGGTGAATTTTGTTTCTTTTTCCCCTTCAAACTTAGATACTTTTAAACCTTTCATATCCATTCGTACATTTGTGTTATAGATTTCCCCTGGTGCCATTGTCCATTGTAATGGAACATCACCAACATTTAGCATTAGACCAGTTGCAGTAGCATCAACATTTTGATAAGCATACAATCTCACTGTGATTTTATTGGTCACTGGAGTAAATGTTTCAAAATGCTCTTCATAACCATTAGTAGTTACTTCGCTACCATATCTATAACTCATAGTGTAAAGGGTATTTCCAGAAGCATCATATTCTAATACTTGAACATAAAAAGCTCCTGCATTATTTGTTGCCGGATCACTATTTGTTTTATTCACAAACCAAGATAATGTATATGGATTGCCCGATACAACATTAACTTCTTGAGTAATATATCTGGGAGATGTTCCGTGGTAAGGGAAATAGAAACCACTACCAAATCCAAGATAGTCTAATGCTGAGTGACTTACAACACTATACCTATCTGGAGTCGGGGCATTCCAAAACTCAAATCCAGCAAAACCAACAGAGTTCTTTATTAAGTTGACTCCACCAGCTCTAGAGAATTTGGCAGTTAAATCGCTAGAAGTTTGACTCAGTTCAGAGCTTTTTACATATGACCCAATATCAAGTGCAGAAATTTTATCATCTATACTATTATTTAGAGACGTTTCCATTTCTGATAACTGACCAGTTGTTGCATAACCAGCAAGATCGTCTGAATTTGCTTTTCCTTCCATTGCAACTTGATATTCTGTAGAGTTCATAACTGTACTTATAATAGAACTATCAGAAATTGCAATTTCAGCATTTGACAATCTTTGCTCAACTGAAGCCATTCGTTGCTCTGTATCATCCAATGAAGGTTTCCAAGTTGTATGTTTATCTCCTTCTTCAATTTGAATTTCGGAGAACCAAACAGTTGCATTTAATCCATCAGAAGAGCCATTGTTATCAATTCTGATGTAGCCTTCTTCCTCAGTTGATTCTGTAGTAAAGGTCCAAAACTTTTCAGTTAATTTATCAGTAGGCAAGACAGCATTCATATTATGAATAAAATCATAGTTGTTAGCTGAACTTAATGGTCTACCTAAAAAGAAAATGTCAAAACCTTTAGCATTAGTAGTACCTTTAACTAAAGCTCTAACCGCATATTTTGTATTAGGTTTCACTCTAAATCTTTCAGAAGCTTTTGTTACTTCTGTAGTTGATGCGGTATGAATTGTTAAACAAGTTTTATTTTCAACATGCTCAACAACCGTTCCTGCTGCCCATCCATCAGCTTCTCCATTTTCGTTAGTTATTTCACCGGTGGAGTTATAAAGAAGATTTCGACCACCAACTTTTAGATTATCTATTTTATTATTAGCAGTATCGGCAGAAGATTTTGCTGTATTTGCAGTTCCTTCGACATTATCAACTCTAAGGTTGATGCTATTTGCAGTTTGTTTAATAGAACTTGCTAAAGAACTAATTGAAGCTTGTTTGTTAACTAAAATAACAAATCCCGAGCTAGTTGCTTTAGGTCTTCCACTTCGGCTAGTATCAAATAGGTTCATCCAGTTTATTGAGTCTTCTGAAACTTCAACTTCATAGTTGTAACTTCTTCCATCTGCCCAATAAAACCAAACTTGAATATAATCTATATCATCATAAATTTGGCCTAAATCGAATTGAACCCATTGTCTTCCACTTCCGAAAGATGAATATTGATAAGTGTCAATAACTTCGTCAGTCATTCTTTCAGGATAACTCATTGTAGTTGAACTTGTGGCAATTAAACCTTTTGCAAGGTTAACATCATCTTTCATAACCTTAACTTCAACTAAATGGTTGCTAGTATTTACTGTGTTTCCATTAGAATAAATACGAACATAACGAGCTTTTACAACTTCATTTCCAGATCTTCTAGCTTCGTCTTTAACTTCATCTAAAGTTACTTTAGTTGAAATTTCGTTCGAATGAACAGTTAATTGAGCTTCTGCATCCGACATTCTAGTATTTAAAGTGTCAACAGAAGACTGAGAAGCTTTTAAACTAATTTCATTAGCATTGGCTGTAATATTAGCTTCAGCAGTATCTAATCTTGTAACAACACCACTCATGTCTGCGTCATAATCAACTGTTTTTACTCTTGCTGCAATCTCATTCGAATGAACAGTTAATTGAGCTTCTGCGTTAGAAACTCTTGTTGTTAAATTATCAACTGTTGTTTGGTCAGCCTTTGCATTAACTTTTGTATCAGTTTCAGTTTTTGTATATACATCACTTGATTTAGCTCTTAATGAAATCTCATTAGAGTTTTGAGTGATAGATGTTTCTGCTGTTGATATTCTTTGCTCTAAAGCATCTACAGACTCAGGAGTAGCAAAGTCAGTTGAAACTGTACCAATGACAACGAATTGAACTTCCCAAATAGCGTAATTCCAGAAGTCTAATCTAACTTTTATAATATTGTTATCTTTCCAATCTGTTCCACCAGTTGTTAAATCATGCATATCAACAGAAATTGTATGCCACTTACCATCTTTGGCTGGCTGAGGAATTCCCTTTTTGGTGTAACTTTCGCTATCTGTATGAGTCGCAGTTTGGTAATATATTTGTCCTTGCCATGAAGGTGTTCCATTGTCTGCGATATATCTTACTCTAATTGCGATCCGTTCATTTTTTCCACCACTAAAAGGTGAAGATGGATTTAGGTAAAGCATTACATCTGAACCTGTTCCAGTAATTCTTATATTTCCTTCTGGAGTAGTTTCAAATGTTCCTTGATTTACAGAAATATTTGAGCTATTACCAGAAAATACTGGTTTAACAGTGGAAGCAGTAGCTAAATCTTTTGCTTGCTCAACTTCTGTTTTTGAAGCTTTAAGAGTAATTTCATTTTCAGTTTGGGTTATTCGAGTTTCTGCGCTATCTAAGCGAGAAACAATGCCATTAATATCAGTATCGTAAGTAGTTGTACTTACTTTACTGTTAAGAGCATTATCTACTTCTGTCTTTGTGTAAGTTGTAGACTTATCAGCTTTTAAAATTAGATTATCGTCAACATATAACTTATCAGCCTTATTCGCGACATCGTTTGCAAGAGTATCAACTCTTGTGTTATCTGCTTTCAATAACAGTTGACCGTCAACATAATCAAGACCAGCTTTAGCAGCAATATCATTCTCTAGTTGAGTTACTTTATTGTTGTAGTCTACAAGGTTAACTTTCTGAGGAAGGATTTCTTCAGTTGAAAGTTTAAAGTCCTCCAAATCTCCTACTCTTATAACAACTTGATTTTGTTCTTTCTTTTGAGTAGAAATAATTGCTGAACTGTTAACTGGAACAATTAAACCTTCAGAAGTTTCTATATGAGAACCATTTAATTCTGAGGAATATAAATGAACCCATGTTAACCCATCTTCTGAAACATCAACTCTGTGGTCATTGTATGTTCTTCCATCACTGTAATAATGCCATGTATGGATATATTCAACATCATCATAAACTTGACCTAAGTCTAGTTCGATATATTGTAATCCAGTTCCCATTGAAGCATAACTCAATGAGTCAATAATTCCATCTGTGATGTAAGAAGCATTAGTGATTGTTTCAGTTCCGGTTGGTATTATGCCTTTAGCTAAGTTAATACCTTTTCTCCAAACTTGTAACTCAACCCAATGGTTGTGACTATTTACAGTGTTACCATTAATATAATCACGAACATATCGAATCTTCATACGTTGAGAAGGTACTGAAAATAAATCGCCTTTGTCGGCTTTTTGAGCAAGCTCTTGTTGGATCTGAGGAACTTCTTGAGCTTTATTCCAAATATCTTCGCGATCTCTAATTTTACTCTGAATTGCAGAAATTCTATCATTTATCGGAGGAACAACTGGAATATAATCTCCTAGTTCTACTCCGCCGCTTTCTGGATTAGTAATAGATCGTTGTAATTTACGAATTCTTGCCTTTACTGTGATACCCATTTCTTTGTCAATAATCATGACAGTATCACCTAGACGAACTACTTCATGTTCGTATCCAGCAATTCTTTCTAAAAGAGCAACCTTAGCTTTATAAGTCATTAAAGGTTTGGAATATTTCTTTAATGCTTCAAGAGTATTATTAAATAACTCATATGAAGATTGAGCTTTATCATCTTTGAAAACACCAAAAATATGCTTACCGTTTGTGCTATATTTTTGGAAAGCTTCTAAAGAACCAACCCAATCAGCATTTGTTGGTTTTTCAAAACCTTCTGGTGCGCCCAATTGAGTGGCAGACTGATTATAAAATGATAATTTTATACCATCTTTTTCTGGCCCAACACCAATTAAAGCTGTTACTAATTTAGTTGTATCTTCAATTCTCTCAATTCCCACTAAGTCTTTTCCATAAGTGAAAGTTTTACCAGTTCTTTCACCTACTTGCTCATATACATTAACAATTTGAGAGATAATTTTTGTCCCACGAACAATATATTCAAATTCTAATTCTCCACCGTAAGCTTTTACTGCATCAACTAAAGCTTCAAGTTTATTTGGATAGTCGTCAATGTTATAATCTTTAATTCCAAAATCATCAACATGACCAACTTTCCAATCTGAATTAGAAAGGATAGTTGTAATGACTGTTTCAAGAGAAGCAGATGTATGTGTTGCTGGTCTTACTACATCTTTAATTAAATCGTCTTGGGCAGAGATTTCAGCATAAACTTCTTTTCTTCTTTCCCCTGACTCACGAATTTCTTTTACTTCTTTTATCTTATAAAGTTTATAACCTTCGTTAAAAACCGGATATAAGATGTATCGATCGGCTGTAATTTTCTCTGCACCTTCATGATTTGAAGGGACAGAAAATGTAATGTAATCGGTAAAATCATCTAGACTTCTTTGATGTAAGTCATTATAAAAAGGTAAAGAAGAAGGCATCCTGTTAGACAGAATGCCGATAGTTTCCTTCATATAATCCAAGACATATAGGTTTTGATGCCTGCTATCAGTCATTTACCGAATGCCTCCTTCTATTAGTAATAGTTTTATATCTCTATAAATAAATATACACAACTCCCAATTTCTAGACAGATTTTGACAGTTTTTTGCAATTATTATAGAGTTCTTTCTTGATAGATTATTTCTCCATTTTGGAAACAATCATTTGGTGAAATTACAATTCCATTACTACCTTTTCCTAATTTAATAAATGTGCTATTAGGATTAAGATATTCATAGAATGGTAGACCGTTTTTTAAGATTGCACCAGTTTTATTATTAATTTCAAGAGTATCACCAGCTTGGAAGATATATGGTACTTCAGTCTCTTCGTTTACAGTTGCATCTTTTTTAACAACTACAACATCCCAAAGTTCCATATATGCTGGTTCATACGAACTATAAGCACCAACAGCAATCTGAACTTGTTTAATATCCCTTAGCCAATCGCTGTTTTTAACTCCGTATTTAGTTGAATGAACGAGTTTGTATTTCTTATTTGAGTCTCTTAAATAAACATCAATGTATAACACATTTTTAATTCTTCTTAATCTCATCATTCCGATGAAGCTAGAGATATTTGAACCAAATGATTTGCTAGAGATTTTAGTTGAAGCTCCACTTGAATTGATAGCATAAGCAACATGGTCTATTTTTTTACTTCCAGCCCAAGCATCGTGCATTTGAAGTAAGAAAATATTTGAGCCATTAACATCTTGTAAATAGAATTGGACCCTTCCCATAGAAGCAATCTTAGAGTCTAATCTAAAGAAAAATTTTGCTTCAAATTCTTTAGCTGCATTAGATAAAGCTTTTATTGTTGAAGCACCTTTCCAACCAGTGGCAGTTCCATAGTCTAAGTTAGCTTGTCTAAAACAATGAGAGCCGTAAACTTCAAAGCTTCCATACACTGAACCAGAAGTTACAGATGGGGCAGTAGTCCAACCAGTAGTTGTAGTAAGTTGGTCTCTTAAAATATATGGACTTGCATCAACTGGGGTTTGAGAAGAAATGTCATAAGGTGAGCCTAAATCAATAAATTCATCACCAGACACAACTGAGAAAGCGCTTACGTTTTTTGTAAACTCAAACTTCATTGTTGGAAATGTGTCTGTGTTTCCGGTATTAACTAATTCTAATTCTTCTCCACCATAAGGATATGGAATTAAGAGCGAACGAGTTGGATGATAAATATAAGGATCAGTACAAATAAACCTTAATGTACCTCGACCTAAATTTAGTTCTTCACCAATTTGCGAGTCACCAGTAAATTTGGCAAGATAATATTTTGTTGGATTATCTCCAAGAACTAATTCTTTTGGTTCGTCATGATATAACCAACTTGAAAGTTCACTTAATAAAGATGGCATTATGTTTTTCTCAGAAGCGATAATCATAATGTCAATCTCTATTTCTCTGGTGCCAATTTGATTTCCAAAATCATAAGCACCTGGTCTTCCGTTGATAGTTAACAATGTTTGTTGAACTGGGGGAAGAATTGTGTGACTAATATTTCTAATTTTGACGAAGTTCGGGATAGGAACTCCGTCAAAAGTTGTTGCTCCAAACTTAGCCATTAGAATGATAACCTCCCTGAAGCTCTTTGAGCTCTTTCTTGTACTCTATTAAGTTCCCTAGCAATCTTCTCAATATCTGCTTCTTCACGAACAACAAGTGATTGGATAGTAATCGATGTACCTCCACCACCAATAGCACCAGAAATTCCACGTGCTTTTTCTTGTGCAGATAAAGGAGTAACCTTAACTTGTGAACCAGATTTAGAGATTAACTCTGGGCCAGCTTCACCGACGATTGCAGCACCTGAACCAAAGATAGTACCACCAGTTGCAAGCATAGGGATCTTCGGAATCTTAGGAGCATTAACACCAGGAATCTTGTTTAACAACTCTGCAGGCTTGTTAAATCCTCCAATGAATTTGTTAATCATTGAAATAATTCCGTTAACAACAGATTTAATAGCTGATTTAATACCGTTCCAAATACCAACAACAGCTGACTTCAATCCATTGAAAGCACCCTTAACTCCATTAACAAGAGCATTCACTTTACTTGTCACTGAAGAATAAACAGAATTCCAGATTGATAGGGCAACCGATTTAATAGAATTGAAGATTGAAGAAACTGAAGATTTCAAGCTATTAAATGCATTTGTAGCCATTGATTTAAGAGTATTGATAGGACCCATGACAGCGTTTTTAATTGCATTCCATACAGTAGTAGCAACGGATTTAATAGAGTTCCAAACATTTGAAACTACACTTTTGATTGTGTTCCATACTGAACTCATATTTGATTTAGTCTGATTTAACCAAGATGTAAAGAACGATTTAATAGCATTCCATACAGTTGTTGCAACAGACTTAATTCCGTTCCAGATGGAACTTAAGAAATTCTTAATTCCGTTCCAAATATTTGAGGAAACATTTTTAACAGTTTCCCACGCAGATTTAATGCTGTTCATCATAGAATCAAAAACTGGTTTTACGAAATACATCAATGCATTCCATAAAGCAATCAAGTATTGCTTAATAAAGTTCCATACTGCTGATGTTACTGTCTTTACAGTGTTCCAAACTGTTTGAATTACAGTTACAATTCCGTTGAAAATAGGGGAGAAGATTGCTACTATTCCATTCCAAATTGAACCTAAGAATGATTTAATAGCTACCCAAACAATGGTTGTTACAGCTTTAATTTCATCCCAGTACTTAACAATTAGTCCTACTAACCAGCCAATAGGACCGGTGATTACTGCTAATATTGTTAATCCCCATTCAGAGAAGAAGTCTTTGATTCCGTTCCAGACAGTTTCAGTTACAGACTTAATACCTTCCCATAATCCAGAGAAGAATTCGGATATTGGTTCCCAAACTGCTTTTGCAACACTAACTATTCCATCCCATAATGCTGATAAGAAGTCTTTAATCCATTCCCAAGCAGCTTTTGTAGCAGCAACTATTTCATCCCAATAGAAAATAATTGCCATAACTAATGCAGCAACAGCTACACCGACAGCTACCCATATTCCGACAGCACCCATGGATGCTACACCTAATGCAGTAAATGCACCTTTAACAAATCCGATCATTTTTAAGATGGTTGAAAAAGCAACCAACAGTGGACCCACTGATGCAAGAAGTGCTGCTAAAGAAACAATAAATGCTTGAGTTTTAGGACTTAGATTTCCAAAGGCTTGAGCAGCTTTAGTTATCCAAGAAACAATTTGTTCAAGTGCTGGTTTCAAATAATCGTATATTTGAATTGCGACGCCTTCTAGAGCAGATTTCATCTCGGTAATTCTACCAGAAAGGTTGTTTCCCATTGTTTCCGCCATTTGTTTACCTGCGCCCTCGGAGTTAGAAATTGCATCTTTTAAGTTATTGAAGTCTGTTTCAGAAGAATTAATAATTGCAGACCATGATTTTTGAGCATCTGCACCAAGCAATACAGACATAACTTGAGCTTGAGTAACTCTATCAAGACCAGTTAATTTATCACGAAGGTGTTCCATTGTAGCACCAAGATCTAATCCACCATCAGCATTCTTTTGCATCGCGATACCGTATTTTTCCATGTATTCTTTTTGTTTCTTGGTAGGGTTAACAAGTTGTCGAATACCAGAAGATAAATGCTGACCAGCAATTTCACCTTTGAAACCAGCGTTCGCCATAAGACCAATTGCAAGAGCTAAGTCTTTTTGTTCAATTGCCAATGAGTTGGCTTGACCAGCAGTAAGAATCATTGCGGAACCCATATCTCGTACAGAAGTGTTGGCATTGGAAGCTGTTTTGGCCATTAAATCAACGAATGCTTCAGCTCCATCAGCACCAATACCCATACCAGTCATAGCATCTGTTACGATATCTGAAGCTTCACCTAGTTCCATTCCACCTGCAGCAGCTAAGTTTAATACAGCTGGCAAACCTTTCATGATTTGTTCAGATTTCCAACCAGCCATTGCCATGTAGTTAATACCTTCTGCAGCTTCAGTTGCAGAGAATCGAGTAGTACTACCCATCTCTTTTGCTAAGTCTTCAAGGTCAGAAATCTTGTCCGTTGTGGTTCCTAAAGTCGCTGCAACCTTAGACATTCCAGCCTCAAATTCCATACCAGTCTTAGCCGCAATAACACCTACACCAGCTAATGGGGCAGTAACAGTAGTAGTCATTGTCCTACCGATATCTCCGAGCTTATTGCTTACTTGGTTAATATCCTTAGTAAGTTTTCTCATTTCTTTATCGAATTTTCTAGTATCGGCACCAATCTTGACTATTAAGCTCATTCCTCTGATTCACCCCCAAAAGAAAAAATAAAAAGCATTACTTGGATATATCACCAAATAATGATTCACGTTCTTCCATTAATTTTTGTTTTTCATCCACTTCTTTTTCACGATCCTCACTAAACAGAGGAATTTCCCTCTGGTTTTTCTTCCTTAATAGGTTGACACCAGCATTGTAAATTGTATTTCTTAGAACCTGGTATTCATCCTTTTTCATTCGACCGTGATGTTCAACTAATGTGGTAAAATCATAAGGAGTCAAATCTAAAAATTCTTCTTTTGTTATTCTGAGTTCTAGGATAGCAACACAGAAGCATTTCTCTATATACTCATCAAGAGTTAAGACTTCTTCTTCGTCGCTATCCTTTTTTAGTTTTTTGATGGCTTAGTTTTGATAGCAAGAGCCTTTGGAATAATCTCAGCGAATTCTTCTGGACCGACTTCTTCCATAACTTCGTCAAAGATATCGAATGCTTCCTCTTTTTCGAATTTACGCATTTCCCCAGCCTCTAAACCTTTCCAGAAAACTAAACGGAATTTTGTTGGGTCATTTTGAAGCTCTTTGCTTCCTTTTTCACTCATTAGATCGACACCCATTTCACGAAGGTCACATAAAGTTGAATATTTAATTTTGAAACGATAAGAATTTTTCTCCGTACGAATGATTTCAGATGCTTTCATTTTATATTCCTCCAATTGATGAATAAGATTGTAAAGAATTCCAATAAAAAAAGCCTTGTGAAAGGCTTTAGATTAAGCTTGTCTTTTATTTAACTTTTTATAATCTTCTAGATACATAGCAGAATAACCATAAAGTTTACTTGTTTTAGGTGGTGACCATGTACCTTTACACATTTTAGCAAATCCTTTTCTAATTGATTCAAAGCTTAAATCAATTTTATCTAAAAAATAGGTTGCTGCTTCGTTTATGTAGGAAAACTCTTTAACTTCATTGTCTTTAATAACAACTATCGGAATACAACTTGGATGATTTTTTCCAGTATATTTTTCTTTTCTAATTTCCGATAATCTTTTTTTGTTTTCTTCTGTATGATGTTTTCCAGTAAACGGAGCTTTTCCATTAGAATATTTTTCTTTCATTATTTTGGAAAGATTCTGTCTAAATTCTTCTGAATGCTGTTTTCCTTTATTTTTTTCTCCTATTTTTCTTCTATGCTCTAAAGAAAATACTCTCCCTTTAAGGGCTTTAGACTGTTTTTTCTTAATTTCATCCGAGAGCTTCTTTCCTTTTTGAGATTTGGAAATTCTCTTCCGCCATTTGTTATAATTCTCAATACCCATAATTTCAGGCGATTTTAGTTTTGATGACTTTTCTTTAAAAGAGTTTAGTTCTTCTTCAGTGTAGCCAGCTTTAGTATTTCCACCAAATCCACCTTCAGAGATATTGAATCCTTGTCCTTTATTCATATAGGTATCATAGTAATTAATAATAAATTTTTCTATTATACCTAATTTTTTATAATCATTATTCTGATATACAATATACCACTCAAATGATTGCTCTCCATATTTATTATAGCAATTTTGCCAAAATGTCCTTTTTCCTTTTTTATTTCTTTTTTCATCAAACTTTAATTCTGTAAGATGAGTTTTAAGTCTCTTCTAGGAAAATCATTTGTTATTCCAAAATAGGCAATTTTCTTTGACGGCATATAACAGCAATATAAAACGTTTTCTTTAAAACTATCACATTTATATACTGTTAATGGTTTTCCATTTACAATAATAGTTTTGTCTTTTTCACTCGTTAATATTTCAATTATTTCCTTTTCTAGCATAATAAATCACCTCTAATATAATTATATCCAATATATGGAAATCCGTAAATTAGAAGTATTATTATTTTAGAGATATTATAAATGGGAGACTGGTAAACTACCAATCTCCAAAGATGGATTAGACTCCAGTTGGAGCAGGGATAGTGGCAAGAGGGCCTGACCCCTGGAGCGAAATTGAATACGTAACGAGATCGTCATATGGGAACTCAAGACTGAAGTCTGTGATAGTGCAGTTTCCTTCGTATTTAGTTCCAGATGGCATCTCTAAATACACATCAACGTTTTCAGAATTTAAGAATGCAGTTTCAAGGATTTTGTAAGCTTCATCATCTTGAACGAACGCACCGTCTGCATCAATGGAATAAGACTTAAAACCTTGAATACTTTCTTGCCAAAATCCTTCAGTATCCTTACTTGTGGCGTCAATACTTTCTGCACTCCGGTTTAATGTAGCGTTACGTTGACCAGCAAGAACTTTTCCAGTTGTTGCATCTTTAATAAATAACTTGACTTTCATACCTGAAATTTTTCCAGCCATGTTATACAACCTCCTAATTTGAAATAAAAAAAGAAGACCTAAAAACAGATCTTCAAAAGTTAATCCCAAACAATTCTAAATTGGATATCAATTACACCATGATACAGACCATAATTTTCTTCCTCGACTTCTCGATGAGTTACTTTTTGGGAAAGAAGTGTAGCTGTATCAAGTTCAATTTCATTTTGTTCTAATATAGTTTCAATAACATTTATAATAGTTACTGTTTCTTTTCTACCTTTACTTTCCGACCAAATATCCAAAGTAACAGTAGCTATTTCACCGTCTGAGGTTTTAGTATCGTCAGAATCTGAGATGATTGGTCCAAAAGTAATATAAGGGGTTTTTGTTTTTTCAGGTACATAATCGTAAATACCATTTGTAGCACTCTTAATCTTTTCGTCTTTGTCGATTAGGGAGAAAACTTTTTGCTGAATCTCATACATTCTAGTACCCATTATTTCACCTCAGTTCTTATACTATCGTCTCGTCTCCTTCAAATAGCTGCCTCATAGAAGCATTATAGGAAGCCTCTTGAGATCTTTTAGCAGGGGTCATAAATGGTTGTGGTTTGTTTCTTCCTACAAATCTTCCGGTTTTCCTTTGATAACGATTTCTAGTACCATACTCGACTAAATGCCTGTGAGAACCTTTTGGTTTTGCGGGCATAACCATAGAACCAAGTCCTTGATAGTAATATTTGGCTCTGATAGATTTTTTCAAATCTCCTGGAGAACCAGCAGATTTTTTTCGATTAGAAGGGGATACTGGAACTCTTTGTTTGGCAGCTTTTCTAACTGCGTTTGTATGCTTTCTTACAATGGTCATTGCACCTTTTTTCTTTTCCATATCAAACATATTGATGTTTCTAATGGTTTCACGTTCGCCTTCAATTTGGTAAACAATCCTCATTTTACTGTCTCTCCAGTACTTGAATTTCTAAGAATCTATTAGACTCATCAATATTGATGATGTATTGAATATCGTATTTCTTACCATTGAAAGAAAGTATATGCGAACGATTTATAGCATCGGTATATCTAATAATAACTTTGTGAGATATTTCGGCTTGAGCTTGTTGGGCTTGCCATTTTTCTCTACCATAAACAGGTCTTATATTGGCCCAAACTTTTTTGATTGGAATGAAGGCATCTTCGTAACCTCCACCACCATCAGGCACTTGACCAAGTTCCATAATTTCTACTCGTTTATTCAATTTGCCTGGGTTCATAATGGAACCTCCGTTCTAACTTAGTTCCAATTTCTGTGCAGATCTAATAAGCCAGAAAATATATATGAAAGTTCCTTACCAGTATTTTTATCTCCTTGAATTTCACGCTTTTCATACCAGTGAGAAACTATTGCTAAACAAGCAATTGTAAATTCATCGGGTAGTTCATCAAATTCTTCAAACCTCTTATTTAGATAAGATTGAATGAAAGATTTGGCTGCAATAAGCATTGTAGATAACATTTTATCGTCATCATTATGATCGATACGAAGGTATTCTTTGACTAAATCTAAGTCAATTTCAGTAATTTTTACTCCATTAAGCATCATTTTCTACCTCATTTTCAGCCTTTTTTGGAGCTCTTTTTCGAGGTTTTTTAGCTGGTTTTGGCTCATTTTTCTCTTCTTTTAGAACATCTACAAGGCCACTTTTAACCAAATTTTCAACCAATTTCTCATCTTGAATGTCTAGTTCGTCATTAAATCCAAACGTTTTTCCATGAGAAATAAGAATTACAGACTGTAAAAATCTAACTCTAGCCATTATTTTCCCTCCTTTTCATTAATAAAAGGGGAGACCTCCGAAGAGGTCTTTTGATTATCGAGTCCAAGTTCTTGAGTAATGAACGAATGGTCCACGGTTGTAGCCCCATCCTTGGCCACCATCAGTATCGTAATAATAGAAGTAAGGTTGGAAAGTAATTTTAACTCTCATTGAAGCATTCTTTTTAGCAATGTTTGTGAAGGTACGGTGGGAATCATCTTGATATGCTACATAACCAGTACGAGTACCAATAGTCTTCCATGTTCCACCTTCATAACGTTGAAGTTCCATTACCCAATCCCATTTTTGACGAAGCCAAGTATAACCAGCAACGACTGAAACATTTACACTGTAATAGTCTTCACTTGTATGAATTGATCCAATAGCATCAGTGAAGTTATACAATGTAACTTGTTTTGAAGTTGAGGCCATTTGATAACCCCCAATTATAAAATTGTTATTTTATTAACTAATCCTTTTTAAAAAATAAAAGGGAGAAGTATAATAACCTCTCCCTATGTGAATAACCTCACATGATTAGTTAAAATTAAACAACAGTAGCAGGGGCGATAACCAATTTAGCAAGAGCTTGTTCGTTATAAACAGTTCCATCCATGTAACCATCAAGAACAAGTAATTGGCTACCACGTAAAGCTTGAGTAGTATCGGCAGATACATGCTGTAAAGAGAATCCTTTCTTAATCATTACAGCATATGCAGCTTCAATGTTACCGAAGATAACAGGAACGTCACCAGCAACTTCACCTTTATCAAGTACATCAGTTACGATAACTTCTGCACCGAATAGAGTGTAAGTCAACTTACCGTTAACAACACCATTTTGCATGTAGAAGTGGTTGTTACCATCTTTCAACTTGGCAACTTGGTTGAAGAAAGCACGGCTCATAATGAAACCAGAACCATCTAAGAATTCTGGATGGATTGCATTGTAAAGGTCAAGTAGGTGATCGATTGCTACTGCGCCTTCTACTGGAACTTCAGCAATACCAGCTGCACCCTTAATACCAACGAACTCATCTCCACCAGCACCAGTAAGGATAGATTTCTCAACAGCTTTCGCAGCACGACGAGAAAGTAATCCTACAGAGTAATCAACAATATTAACAGCAGAATCGTGAATGAATTGGTTAGACAAGCTAATAGCAGCACCAACACGTTTTTGAGTTAACTTAACATCAGCTAGGTTTAATTTACCTTCTGCAACATTGACACCTTCACCAACGAAACCAGCAATATCTACTGCAGTTTCTTTAGCGATTTTTAAAGCACCTGAAGTAGAAGGGAACTTACGTGCACGAGCAAATACAGGTGAAGTTTCTTCCATTTTATTAACAATGGAACCTTCAACATTCTCTGGAATTACTGCGCCACCAATATCAGTTTTTTGAAGTTCACGAACTTCTTCGCCTTCTTGCTTACGAAGGAATTGCTCCAAACCACGAATTTCTTTTTCTTTTTTATCCATGTCTCTTTCCTCCATCTTGTCTTCAATTTTTTCTCCGTCGAATTGACGGGTTTCTAATTTTTTGATTTGTTCATCTAAATCACGGATTTCATTTTCAAGTTCTGTGAACTTGTTTTCTTCTTCTGGAGTTAATGAACGAACCTCTTTTTCAGCACCGTTAACAATCTCGTCTGCTTGATTAAGTAGGTCGTTTCGTTTCTCCTTAAGCGCTTTCAAATTCATTTTTGAAACCTCCTATTTTAATGAAGCTAGACGATTACGGAATTCAGAGAAGTTTGGAGTAGACTTATCAGAACGTTCTTGTTCTTCATCAAGTTCCTCATCTTCTTCCTTGTCCTCGTCTGCTTTATCTTCTTTTTTATCATCAGAATCTTCAGATTTTTCATCAGATTCCTCTTTGTCTTGAGGTTCATCAGAAGGTTTTTCTTCTTTCTCCTCTTTTTCTTCATCCTTTTCGTCTGGTTTTTCATCAGACTTATCCTCAGGTTTTTCATCATCTTGAGGTTCAGGATTTTGTTCTTCTCGAACTTCTAGTGCTTTCTCTTGAGCTGAACGAAGCTCTTTGATTTCTTCAGTCAAAGTATTTAATCGTTCTTCAAGAGAAGAGAGGACTTCAAGAACTTTTTCCATATCTCTTTTCTCCTTTTCTAATTCAGCTGGAATTTCAATATCTTCAATTAGTTCAATTCCACGAGCTGAAATTGTTGATTGAGAATAAGCTGGATCTTTAATAACAGATACTTCGAATAGCTCAAGTTCTTCGATGGTTCTTTCATACAATCCATTTTCTAAAGATTTCCAGCTGTCTTTAATTGAACGGAAACCAAAAGACATATTTTGATAGATACCAGATTTAATCAATGTGTAAGTGTCTTTACCCCATGAAGTTGGAGCAATGGTTGCAGACATAAATAAACCTTGCTCATCTTCTCGAAGTTCTAAAGAGCCATTTCGAGTTGAAGCAAGGATAAGTTTGTTATTATGTTCAACTAGGAAATCAATGTCTTGTTTTGCATTTTGAATTGCACGTTGGAATGCACCTTTGGCAATCTTTTCGACAAATCGTTTTGTGATACCTAAGACATTGCTTAGCTGCTCGGTTTTATTTACATAACCAGAGACTGTTAATGAACCATCTTCACTAGCTCTAATCTCGGTATCTTGCATTCTCACTTCCATATTCATTGATTACTACACCTCCTTAGAATCATCTTTATTTTCAAGTTGATCGTCTTGCTCAGTTTCTTTTTGAGCATTCTGATCAACAGATTGTTGTTGATTAGTTTGAGGTATAGGATTGTCGGGATCGATAGTCATACCCATATTTGGAATAGTCATTTCATTAGTCTTAGGATTATAGAAAATACTTCCTAAACTCCAAGTGAAGTAATCTACATCAAGAGCAGGCATATCTATTTTTGATCTGGCCTCACTAATAGATAAAAGGCCTTCTTTCATAGCTTTAGTAATAGTCTCGATCTTCTCTTTTTCAGTTGTTCTTAGAATTTCAGAAGTATCGAAACGGAAATAATATCCTTGCTCTTTTTCTGATTCCAACAAGAGGGTTTTATCTAAAGCTCCTTCAATTGCAGTTACAATAGGGGAGATGCAATACTGAAGGAAGTAAATGTTATTTTGCTCGTTTGATGCATACTTATTAGCATCAGAATTAATCATTGATTCTGGAATATTGAATACTCTAGCAATATCTGAAAGAGTATGTTTTCTAGAGTTCGTTAAATCCATTTCATTTGGCTTCATTGAAATAGGTTTATAATCTAAGCCTTCTTCGAGAATAAGAGTTTTACCAGCTTTTTTAGAACCAGCATATAAGTTTTCAAAGCTTGCTCTTAATCTATCAATTGCATTTTGAGTCAATCGAGAAGTAGCTTTTAAAACTCCAATTGGCAAAGCACCATTTTTCAAAATGCCCTGAGAGTAATTTTGTTCGTCTAGAGCAAGAATGAATGTATCGCTGTTGTTCTTCAGAACTCCAGAAGAAGTAATTCCATCTTCACTATCTTTTAGAACGATAATCAATTCATCTGGTGAAAACTCAACCTCTTTATTTCCTTGCTGGTTTATAAGATTAATTTTTGCTGCGTATTTATATCCATCTTTTTTATATTTAGTAACTGAAACTTCTTGGATAGGAAGTTGATATAAAGCAATTACATCATTACGAACTCTTTCAATCTTTGTATAAGAAGCTCCGTAAAACAAATAGTCTTTTACTAATTGTTTTTTGAAGTTATGGCCATTTACTAATTCATTTGGTTCGTGATTCAGAAGGAATACTCTTCGATCATCAACCTTTGTTACTTCACCTTTTTCATTTTCCTTATAAAGATAAACGGGTAATTGAGCAATTGAAGATGTAATCAATTCAATTGAAGTTACAACCGCTGGAATTTTCATTGCTTGTTCCTCAGTTACTTGACTTCCATCTCCGAAGAAAGAGGTGATTGAAAAACTTCCATATCGAAAGTCTTCTTGAGATCGTTGTTCAGATGATGATTTTTTAAATCGATCTAAAAATGCCATTTTGTTCATTCATCCTCCTTCTTAAGCAAAATAAAAATCCGCCAATGGATGACAGACTTGATTAAATAATGATGATATCTCGTTCTTCATAAACACTAACTAAACCTTCTTCAACATCTTTATTCCATAAGACCATAGCATTTAGGATAGAAACGACCATATCTATTTTCCCTATGGATTTTTTCTTATTTACATAGGTATTGAGATTTGTATCTTTAACTTCTCTAGCATTGGAAAAGTTGATTTCTAATAGTTGGTTTTTAATATATTTGAAGCTTTGTTTTAAGACTCTCTCTTTTACAAGCTTTGTAGCAGGGTGGAGAACTGAGGAATGCTGTCTAATTTCAATTGTGTCATAACCAGCTTCATACCATCTGTTGGCAGAAGAGATAGCGTTATAACGGTCATAACCAATTCCTTTAATTTTCACACCGAACTTTTCTTCAAGACTTAAAACAAAATTTTCAACGAAACTATAACTAATAACTTTATCTCCACAGAAGAAACAATAACCATTGTCTCTCATAGTGAAGTAATCAACACGTTCAATTTTACTTTTATTAGCTGCATTATCTTCTGGGATAAAAGCCCATGATTGAGCAACATATTCATCTTTTTCAATATCATAAGTTACCATTGAAATTGCTGTATTGTCGGTAGTTTGAGATAAGTCGACACCAACATAAACTTCTCGACCTGTCCAATCATAATCTTCAATCATACATTTTTTAAGTTCATCAGTTGGAATATAAACTTCAGCTTCATCTCCATCAACGAAGATGTTCATATGTTTAGTCAAGAAGTTCTTTTTAGCACTAGATAACTCTAAAGCTGTTGCTCTTTGTTTCTTTAAATATTCAAGGTTATCAGGTATATCTATTGCTAATGGATTGGCTTCTAATAGAGATCTATCAGATAACCAATCTTTAGGATCGTCTGGTTTATAAAGCAAAGCAAATAGAGCATCATCTCCAATAACTCCATCTAAAACTTTCTGAGCATATTCAACTTCTTCGGTCATTGGGTTATTAAGAGATTCATAAGCAGTACTAATCAAAATACCAGTACGGTTAACCATGTTCATTTGAGATGATTGCATCGAGTCAATTGGATAACGGTTTCTCAATGCACCAACTTCATCGGCAACAAACACGTTTGCTTTACGACCATCCATACGGTTATCAGAGTTTGCTAATGGTACAAACTTGGATTTAGTTAGCAAGCATCTAATTTCTCCTCTTGTAACTTGGAAATATTTTTGAATAAGAGGGGATGCTGAAATAGCTTGTTCAACTTCTTTCTTAACAATAGAAGATAACTCACGGTCTGGAGCAACAGAATAGAACTCTGAGAATTCAGGTTCAATTAAAAGTAGAATAATGAAAATTAATGCAACTAAGAATGATTTACCTGATTTACGAGCAATTAGAAGGACTGATTTTTCAAATCGTCTCTTTTCAGGTATGTCTTTATGTTTCCAACAAAGCGCATTAACCAAGAAGAACCACTGGAAAGGAGCTAAAGCATCATGAGTTGGAGTACCAGCTTTAAGACCAGTAGCCATGTTAATCAACTTTGTTAGGTTAGTAATTTTTTTCATTTCATCTTCATCGATGAAATATTTAGAATCAGGATTATTAAGTTCATCTAAAAATTGTTGACATGCTTTTATAACATACTTACCAGCGATGATTTGCTTCTCTGTTACCTGCACAGCATACTGGTAAGCAGCATGTTCCTGTACATAAGAAGAAACCATATCATCACCTTCAGTACTTTATATTTGGCACCAGAGGTTGGAATCGAACCAACGTACCATGGTTTTGGAGACCAGGCGATTATCCAATTATCTTTACTCTGATAAATTAAAAAGGCTCAAGTCGCCAATCGGAGAAAACGACAGGAGCCAAATTATCCTTTAAGAATTTTTAGTAATGGATCTTCTTCTTCCTCTTTCTTCTCAATTTGCATACCAGCCAATTGAGCACGAGATGCTGGACTTAATCCAAGCTGAGTTGATAAAGCTCTAAATTGATTAAGATACTTTTGTTTAGTCCCAACAGCTGGGTGCTCTTTAGTCATTTCATGACCATAACGGTCAATTTGTTTGATTATGATACCTTCTTCATTAATAATTTCATCAGCTTGTCTCATTTTACTTAAACAATCAGCAGTTTGTTCGAGAAGAGGAATGTCGAGATTAGAGAGAATATCACTAATTTCAAGTTCGGTAACAAGGAACTTGTAATACTCTTGAGCTAGTTCATCAAGATGTTCAGGAACATCTTTAAACAAATCTGTGTTACCTTTCAACTTTTCTTCTTGTTCTGCTCTAATTTCCAATTGAGCTTTTGTTTCAGATTTACCTTTTTTTAAACTAGCAGGTTTTCTTGGTCTAGCCATTTTTTCAACCTCCTAGAGTTTATAATCAAAATCATAATCATCTAATTCTATGTTAGGTTTGAAGTCTAATTTTTCATTGGTTCCAAGCTGTAAGTTACATGTCTGACAAAGAGTTATAAGATTGCTTTCTTCAAACATCAGCTCAGGATATTCAATTCTTGGTTTAATATGATGAACTTGCAGGTTGTCACCATTAAGAATTCCATACTTGATTAAACATCTTTGACATAAACCTTTGTCTCTTTTAATAATTAAAGATCTAAGTTTTCTCCACCTAGTAGATGATAATGGTTTTAAAATTTCTTTATTCTTTTTATAATATTGTTTTTGATATGCATTTCTATTTTGGTTTTTCTTGCATGAACAAGTTTCAGTAAAACTAATCATTCTTCCACAAGAACATATTTTCTTTTTACTGCTCATATTCATCATCCTCTAAATCAATAAACCGAGGATTAATGTTTTCCGGTACTAAACCACAATAAGAGCATTCAACAATAATCTTATTGTCTTCTCGGTATGTGATAATGTGAGAGCAACAATTTTCGCAGATTTGACCAGTTCGATTGTCCTTCATTATAATCTCCTTCTTTCAAAGTAATGAAAGCTCAATCTCTCGAACTACTGCCTCTCACAGCTCTCTAATTAATATATATGTATCTTCCAATTACTAGACAAAATTCGACAAAAAGTTACAAATTTTTGCAATTTCTGTTTACTTTTTCTTCCATATTTGATATTATATTAATAGAGAGATATATAAAGAGAACTCTCAAAACTTAACTACTGGAGGAATTAAAATGAAAATTAGTAATGAATATGATGTAATTTTTGCTGAGTTAAACAACGGAGAATATGAAACTGAGAAAATGGTTTTGAAAAAAGTGAGTGAATATAAAGGAAAAGAAATATACTTTTTCAGAGATGAACATGGATATGAATTGATTCAATATAATCACGAAGGAAATATTGATTGGGATTTCGTTGAAGAGATAAATGAAAAATTTGGTTATTAAATCCTGGAGCATAAGCTCTGGGATTTTGTTTGGAGGTAGTGAAATGGAAAAATTCGCATATGTAAGGTTTAAAGAAGAGAATGGTAAATATACAAAATCATATACTTACTTAAATACGGTTCCAGATTTACTCTATGGCGATTTGGTATATGTTAATTCTTCAAGAGGAGTTCAACTAGTTGAGTTTATATGTTACTCAGATGATGAAGATGAAAAAGAAGATCTGATGTTCAGCAACCATAAAAAAATAATTGAGAAAGCAGAGATTAAGAATGGCCAATTATTTTACAAAGGAAAACCTGCATCAGAAGACTTTGTTAACCAATACAAAAAGTTTGAGAAGAAGTCTTTCATTAAAAGAATATTTTCAAGAAGATAGGTGCATGCTGTCTAGCATGTGCCTTTTGTATTTCAACGGTGTTTTGGAGTTTTGGTCCCGTCAGAAAAAGCGCCCCGCCCCTCGTTATTTTGGTATAGAGAGGCTTTTTGTTCTAAAAGGTAGGCGGGTACTTTGGACTCAAACCAAGATTCTACCCCACTCACATTAAACAATCTCTTACAATCTCGTATCAACTCGATATCAAACTCCTTTCATCATCACCTCGTTCATCCACACTAAACTAATTAAACATCTTCATTCATCTTCTCATACATCATCGATGCTATCTTCTTGTATGTACTGTGTATTAATCATCCCCAATTCATCTCTATTAATCTCTTATAACATCATATTAATCTTCCTTATAACACTGTATATAAACTATTTTATAAAAGCTTTATAACTTCTATTACATCTTCTATAACAGCAGATACAACTATCAGATTAAACTGCTGTGCTATTCGAATAATAACAGCCTTAAAACATTGCATAAATCTACTCATAAACTTCTGATAAACTCGATGATAAATAAGCTGATCATCACAATAAAAAATGCAGATAAAAAATCTGTTTAGTCATAAATAATAGCAGCCATAAATATACGCCCTATCTATTAAAACATCTGATAAAAAATATCAGTCTATTATTTATTTTTTATCTCTTATTTACATATAGTTATCTTCAGATATAACAGTTATATATTCCCTCATAACAGTTATAACTGTTCGCAATTTTTTTCTGCTCCTTATTTTCTGCATAGCTCCATATAGTATAGGCGGTATTACCTTATCTCATTTACGTTTCCAAACGAACAGATATAAATATATCAAAGAGAATATATCGGAGATATTAGAAGCTGAGAGTTATACTCCATTATCAAATAACTCCAAGGTTAATTGATGCCGATGCTATAAAACTCAATCGATGGATATATTAATTGATCGATAATAACCAACCTTATTATTATCTTGCAATCAATTAATAAGTTATCCGTTGTCATGGCTTTTAATGTTTGAGCCTTGATGAATTAACATCTTAATCAACATTGGGGGAGAACTGAATCAGAGGTTGATAGTTGAGGTCGTAAGTATACTATCATTTATCTCCATTTGGAAACTTACGAATTGTACAATGGTATTTATAGTTTTAAATAAATTATTAAATAAGGAATTAAATAAAAAATTAAATAATATAATTAATAGAGATAAATTAATAGTTAGTGAGAATTGCGATAGCAATTCGAACTACGAATCAACCGACAGGTTGTTCGTTATCATAAAAGTTCTGAATATTTTGTTAAAAAATGATTTACGTTTTAAATCTATCAGATATAAATATATCAAATGAGTAATAGAACTCATTCTCAACTACAAAAATCTAAAATCGGAGGGAGTAACATGTTTGAAGATTTCATTATTACTAATCACATCAAAGAACGCTATAAACAAAGAATTGGAGCCTCGGAAAAAGAGATTGTAAAACGAATTAAGAAAGATTTACACTTTACTAAGGTTAAACAAATCGTAAATGTTGGAAACACTCGTCATGTATTTACTTTTAATAGCAAAGAATTCATCTTTGTTAATGATAATGGAAAATGGATTTTGAAAACTATTATTAAACGTAACAGAGAAAGAAATCCAATAGCAATAGAAAAAAGAGCTGCATTAGCTTAAAGGAGGAAACTTATGTTAATAGCTTACCAAGTTCTAATGATGATTGTTATTCTCTTTTTTAGTATAGCTTCAGTTGGAGAAAGAGATCGCCCAAGACAAGGTTCTTATGTAGCTGTACTAATCACATCAATTTTATCTTTGGCTGCAACATTCTTACTTTTATAGACTGGAGTTAATCCAGTCATTTTTTTTTTTTTTACAAAATTCTGAAAATATATATGTACGGAATTTCCAAATTATGTTAATATAATAATTAGAGAGATATAAAACTCAAACTACTGGAGGTAATTAAAAATGAGTAAACAAGAAAAA